AAAACTTCCGCTAGCGTAAGCGCTCCACGTCTTTGTTGGCTCCACGCAATCACATCTATCGGCCTGCGCCAAGCCATTAGCGTAAGAGATACCATCGGATTGTAGGTTATTGTCGGCTATCCTATTTGCCTCGTCCTTGGTGCAGGCGGTGTATTTTTGTGTATAAATTTCTTGTATTAGGATGAAATTGTTATATTTGTGATATGAAAACAAAGTCATTTAAAATACTTGATCAATACTTTCTTCGATTCTATAGATCTATTATGTCTAAGAACGGGAAAAGGAGGAAGCATACGATCGTGGATAAGAATGATATCCTTGAGTGCCAGTCGTTGATCTGGAAAGTCATACGTGATAGGTATCTGGAGGATGAGGGAGGGGTTTATATAAACAACATCGGTTATCTATGTCATAAGATTAATCCTAACCGCAAGATATATCTGAATAAACTTACCGGTACTATTAATAGGCGTGGGACGGGTGGATATTCTTACGTCCATACGTGTATGGATTTTATGCCTAGGAATAAGTATTTTCATCTATATATCTCTCCGGCCTTGAATAAGGAATGTAGGTTGGCTATGGAATCAGGTAGGAGATATAAGTTCTTGTATCGGGAGGTTGAGTCGGAGAGTAAGGTATTTGGAGTTAAATGGGTTTATAAGCTGTAGAAGTTTTTGTGATCCAGTTAGCCCGTGAGGGTAGACTGGATTTTTTTTGTATCACGGATTCAAATACATATCTTTGTGCAAAAGACTTAAATATGACTATAAAAGGGCTATTGGCCGAGATCAAGGCCGATTTACATAAATACGATGATAGCGGGGCTATAGATACCTCGTCTGTTTATAGGTGGGCTGAGATCGCCTTGAAAAGGTTCGGGGGTGTTATAGCGGTCATGTCAGAGGCGGTTGTCAAGACCAGTAATAAACAGGCGGTATTGCCTTCCGATTTTTTCGACATGCTTGACGCCTATAGGTGTGAGCCTCTTATCTGTGAGATTCCTGGCGGCGACAAGGCTAAGGCTGACCTCCAACACGAGATCGGCTGGGTCGAGCGCACCGAGCGTGGGTTCCGTTGGAACTCCTGCACCGAGTGCTGTAAGGAGGAGTTTGAGAAGACGATCACGGAGAGGATATATATCGGGTCTCACGAGGTTCGATTTCATTACCATCATCCCGTAAGGCTGTCTATAGGTCGAGGACTGAGGCGTGATTGCGCCGCCGACAAATATCGGGATAAGTACGATTGGGATAATTATGATATAACTATATCCGGCAATACTATGTATACCGGGTTTGATGGATTTATTTACATCATATATCGTGCTACACCCAAGGATGATGACGGTCTCCCATATATACCTGAAACGGCGTTAGGATACCTTGAGGATTATGTCGAGACGTATATCAAGATGAAGATCTTCGAGAATGCCGCTGTGAATGGCTTGATACAAGGCGCTGGTGACGCTTATAAGCTATACGCCCAACAGGAACCGGGTAAGTTCGCTAGGGCTATGAAGGAGCTTAAGATGTCGATGATCACGTTAAATGATTATCGGGAACTGGCTGAGGATAATAGGAGAAGGATGTTGTCTTATGAGCGGATGTGGCCCAACGCTTTCGATAAGTATATTAAAATGGTTTAACAAAATACGATGATATGGCTGATTGGATACATTTAGATAAGACAAGTGGTACCGGCCCTGCTGAGGTTAGGGTTGCCGCTGATATCAATGAGACTGGAGAGATACGTCAGGCTACGTACAAAGTTATAAAAGAAGGCACCAAGGAGGAGAAGACGTTCGTGTGCAGGCAGGAGTCCGTCCCGGTGGTGATCATCCCGGAGTTCGATTTCCTTGTGCTTAGGTATATCTGGGCTGACGAGGATGGCATTGACTTCGATACGGCAACCGGCTTCGACAACACCGGCCTCCCGGACGTTGACGGCAAGCTTGTTGGTTGGAGTAAACAGTACCAGACCACGCAGGAGCGGGTAGGTGATTATCTTATCCACGGTGGTGATAACATGGAATCAGGTAATGAGGCCGCCTTGATCCAGATGGGACCGTTGTTGGATGGCGATAATTACGATAAATTACCTCTTGAGATCAGATGCAGTATATACGGTAACTGGTATGGTGGTCGTGAGAAAGGTAATGTCACTATCAAATTCACGGCATATAAGGGCGGTTCTATGGAGAAACGTGGATATGATTTTGTCAATATCGGAGGCGAGGAGGTTTATACCGGTGACGCTCCCACTAACGTATCCGCTCATGGTGAGGATAATTGGCAAAATATAAAGACCTTGTATTCTAAGGTAGGCACGATGATCTACAACAAGGAGTCTCGTGACTGTATTGTAAGAATAGGTGAGTGATTATTCTTTTTCATAATACAAATATCTATCAGCTCTCTCGTCCGTGAGGATGGGGGAGTTTTTATTTTTTTTAGTCCTTCGCTTATGACATATTTGATCTTTTATTGCACAGAAATAATCTAGCTTTGCCAAAAACTAGTATTATGATTACATTGAATGATGTCAATAACGAACTCCATGTCCGGTTATATATACTGGAGGTGCTTAAGGATTATATAAGAGATGATGATTTCGATGGTCTTGTAGATAAGGCGTTGGATTTTGTCATGGAAGGCGTTTCTATACCTAAGGCTCCGGCCAAGGATACTACCATGAGTGACATATCAAAGAGTGTTTTAGCTTTGGTAGCAGGAGCGGGGCTGGATGATAGGCTAAGCAAAAGCTCTTTAGAGTTAGCTTACGATAGGTGTAAGATGAGGTACGTATTCGATCCTCGAAATCGGGATATGCACGGTGTAGTCGTAGGTTATTCCAATGACTTTAATAGTCTGGTCGCTGTGTGTGATGAGGGATCGAAGAAAGGGGTGGACAAAGGATCTACTGATTTTGTGGACGTCAATGAGAGATACGTGACTAACGGGTTCTTCTACATATCCGTAGAGGACGCCGACAAGCAATCAAGCTACATGGGGAAAAATCCATAATTATTATGTTTTTGTATTTTCATTAGGGGTAAACGTTGCAAAGTGTTTAGATTTTCCTTCTGGCTTGTAAGAGTCAGAAGGATTTTCTATTTTTGTGCGATTTGAATGTTTTGCATAATACGTACAGTTTATTAGAATCCGCCACATAAGTGATTATCTGGCGGATTTGCTATATTTGCGAAAAACATAACATCGTGCAAAATAATTCTAATATAGCGGTTCCCGATTCCGGGATGAACAGGGATAAGCATCCACAGGACCTATCCCCGTCTGAGTACAGTTTCGCCTTGAACGCTACCATAGAGGGTGACGATGGGAGTCAGCTTAAGATCCAGAACGAGCCTAGTACCCTTTTATGTAAGCGATTTGATGGCTATAAGGTTATTGGGTATAAGAATGATATAGCTGGTGATAACACTTATTTCTTTCTGGTGAATCCTGATAACAACACCTCTAAGATCACGTTCATGAGGTCATTGGATTATGTCAAGACCGTAGAGGATCAATTAGCGGGATCAGGGAAAGATATTCATCGTATCCTTGGCGAGAGGCTTGAGGAGTCGGATGGTCGTTTCGATGAGATATGTGATTTGATGGAGGTGTTGATAGAGGATGGGACCGATGACCCTTGTCTTAACTTTTCCATTCATCACCCGATCTTTGATATAGAGATCAAGGATGAGAAGTGTGGTAAGGTGATATACTGGACTGATGGATATAACCCCCAGCGATATGTTATGGTTGACAAGGCACTTAATCCGGATGATGATGGTGACTTCTGGTATCATTATCATGGATATAAGACATGTGGGGATGATAAGCCAATAGAGAGGTGTAGGCTGGCTTGCGAGAAGCTACTGGTATTCCCGCTGCTGACGGCCCCGTGCGTGGAGCCTGAGGTCGTGGAGTTCGGGGGAAGCCTGCGTGCCGGGACCTACCAGTTCTGCGTGGCGTTGTGCGATGAGTTCGGGATAGAGAAGACCGGATATTGCTCATTGACCAACCCTATCATGATATTCGATCGTCAGGATATAGTCATTCGTGATGGCTTATGGGGCAAATCAACCAACATGGGTATCCGGCTTACTGTATCCAATATAGATAAGCAGGTATCTCATTATAAGATAGGTGTTATACAGAACACGGTTGGGTTTAATGGTGAGCAAAGCCCGGTTCTTGAGTATTTCATAGAAGGTATACATCCGATAACGGAAAGGACCATCTATTACCTTACGGATCAGTATAGCGAGCGTACGACCATGGAGAAGTTATCCAAGGAAATACCGGTATATAAGACAGCCAGAGGCATGACGTCTGTCGGGAATCGTCTTCTTCAATACGGCTTGACCGTGGAGAATGAATGGAATCTTCAACCGGTCGTTAATTTCTTGGGTCATTTCGTTAAATGGCAGACATCGATAGCCACGGAGAATCTATATAAAGACGGTGTGGCTTGCTCTAAATACGCCTCTTTCATGCGTGACGAGGTATATCCGTTGGGTATAAGATTCTTTACCAATACAGGATACAGGACGGCTAGATTCCCGCTTATCCCTCGTCCGGCCACAAGGGAGGAGATGGAGGTTATCGTTGATGAGGACGGCAACTCTGAAGACCTATCAGCGGCTTCGGTATTGGAGAACAACCCGCAGTGCGCCGGGAACAGCCGCCGTTATCTTTGGCAGTTTAAGAATACGGCAAAGATCATAAACGACCCGTCTTGGGGATTTGATGATTTTGGGGGAGAATGCAAGAATCAGCTAGATGTTAAGCAACTCAGATATGTAGAGCAGGAATATGCCACGGTAGGAGAGACCCAATTCGTTATCAACACGATGGGGGAAGATGTTACGGTAGATGATGCTATTGATTATATCGCTGATAATATAGAGAACTTGTGTGATATCATAGAATCTAATGTAGGTATTACTGACGAGTTATGCGCGGCTATATCATTGCCAGAGGATCAAGACGGTATAAAGGCTCCCGATTTCCCTAGTGGATGTGATGATATCGAGAGGATAGAGACCAGGACTATATTGGATAAAAACTCTTTGGTGGATTCTAGGATTGATTTTACATATAAGTTGGCTAGTGATTATACGGAGACAGAGCCTACCACCTTAATACAAAGTAACGCCGAGTCACAAAGGAAATTTTCTGTATTGTGTGATTTCGATAATTACTCCAGTGGAGGTAAGAATATCATAGATCTGGTTCAAGAATGGCTGGATGGTCAGGATGAGGACAAATTCCCGTCTAATATAGATTCTTCCGCCTTGGTCTTGTGTCAGGATATGTCTAATGTCCGGCAGTTATATGATGAGGGTATATGTACTAATGGGTGTTCGGTAGGTGATCCTTACGTGAATCCTACTATTAATGATGTTCAACTACCCACGTTCCAAGGAGGTAGGTCATTGGGTAAATGTACGTTCTTATTCCAAGGCGATGGGTGGGAAGGCAAGAAGCATACCGAGACTATGCTTGATATATTGATGGATTCAATGAAAAAGTACTTCCCTCAATATGAGAGTCAGTTTGGTATTGAGAACGCCATGTGTCTTTTTGGTGATGGTGATAACTCTAAGTTCAATACCGGCATATCTACTGATTGGGAAGATCGTGTGTCTGTGCAGAATGATATTGACGCCAAGACCAATTGGTTCGGTAGAAGCAACTTGACTTATTTCAAGTTCTATCCACATGTATCCTCATACGCCAGATGGGTGGAGTTGGATTACGAAAAATACGTAAGCGGTTTATCCGATCCTGATAACGGTATTATGTATATAGAGATGATGGGTAACTATAATTATCCGATCGGTGACTCATCATCATACAACAAGGTTCGTATAACATTTTTCTCGGATAAGGAAGGTACCGTGGCTCCTAATCCTTTGGCTAATGATGCCAAGAAAGGTGTTATAGTGAATTACGTGGATCATAAGATATTTATGATGCCAAAGTACTTGTTCTGGAATGATGACAAGACTACTTTCCATAAGATATATGTTTGTATTGAGCCAGCGGTATGTGTGTTCTTCACCGGTTTCGCCATGAGGCAGGACATGAAGGAACTTGCAGGATTCTATACGGCCGGCACCGCCATTTTCCCTGCCCCGTTCTGTTTTGGCATTCGGCCACTGGAGGTGAAATACGTATTCTTCTTTACGAAAGAACTGAAATTAAGGAGATTTGTCACATATGAGGCGAAATGCATCTCATGTGGAGATAAACCCGCTGATTGTGCTCCTAGACCTTATCAGTATGGTGATTTTGGTTATTGGGAATCTATCAATAAGTATCCGGCTAATTTTGAGTTGTATGATTCAAGTAAGATCGGGATATCGTCGGGAGGATCGAAGAGGAAGGATATAATAGATTCTTTGACGAAATACTATGGGTCTCCTAAATCCGTTGAGGGTAAGTCTTACTTCACTGGTAATGGGGATAACGCTGAGTACCCCAATACGTCAACCACATTTTGTCAGAAACCTATACGTCATTACAAGTTCCCGGATAACTCTGTCGCTCCTTTTATGGGTAATCCGTCTCAACTGACCGGTCAATATGGAGTTGACTCCTATATTTATCCTATGGGGGTGATGCTTGATGACGATATCGTTAATGAGTTTCTGGATATAGCGGTAGAGAATGGCCTTATAGATAAGGATAGAAGGGATTCCATAATAGGATATGAGTTGTATAGGGGCGATAGGACATTGGATAAGAGCGTTATCGGTACCGGTCTGGCTTATGATATGTTTAAGTACGATGATCCCGACGGATCGGCTAACCTTTATCCTAATTATCCTTACAATGATTTGTCTGATGATATGTATATCTATAAGGATATTAATCGTGAGAATTTTATAACGCATCCGTTTAACAGGAAGGGTAATATCTGGTATTCATTCTTAAGCCCTGATATTGCCTTCAACAAGCCTGATGCTCCCACTGAGTGCCTTGTTGATGGTTATCAATTAGGTAAATCCTCCGGTATATTCAGGGAGGTGGAGGATCACCCTAAATGGACGATATTAGGAAGTAAGGCTTATAGTATGGCAACGTCATTGGCTACGGTGGAGGCTATGGCTAATTTAATATCCGCTATAGCTGAATATACATATCAATCGGCGTCCCAACAATATGTCGGTGGAGGCGTGTTTTTTTTAGCCAACCCTGTCGGCATAGCGCTGACGGCTATCCGTCTGGCTACAGGTATCGCCAAGGCTACCTCCCAGTCTGTCGTGGATATAGGGAAGTACAGGTATCAGTGGTTAACGGCCTTGATAGATAGGGGACCTAGATGGAATTACGCTTATTATTATACTTCTGTCGCTCATTATAATCTATTTTACCAAAAAACAGGGGCATCAGAGTTGCGTGGATTATCTACGGCTAAGTATATTAAAAGCGGATTGTATCCGGTAACGGATATCTCATCACAAGGGAAAGTAGTAGGCGGTAAGCCTATAGTTGTAAATAATCTCGATCGTGAGCATTCGTTGTTCATGTCATTTGGTATGGATAAGTATATGCTTGAATATCCGGAGTTGGTTTCAAGTTATGATACCAGCCGTATTCAGGATGAGTGTAATATTCGTAACGATGAGGTGGCTGGTATGACGCCTCATTTTATGACACGTGAATCTTTCGTATCCTGCCCCTATATGAGGATAAAGAAATATTCTCCAGCTCAATACGGACAGATAGAGGATATCAGGTGGGTGTCGTTAGGCGGGTGCGGGTTGATGGATGAGGATAAGCGTAAACCTGTTTTTGGAGGTGATGTGTTTATATCCAGATTCTCGCTTAAAAGAAAAATGCCTATGTTTTACTTGACCCAGTTTGGTCAGGGAGATATGATACCATTCCCTTACTACGACTATAGGAATATCGGGTATCCACGTTATTTTGTTAATTATGATACCGGGGAGGATTATCTTAATAAGACTGACACGGATACTGGATCGCTATATTCGTTCCCTAGCCGTAAGAGTGCTTATGAGATGGCTTGCAAGACCGGGGATATGTATCTTAGTGGTCGTTTCTTTCTGTATTTTTACGGCATACCTCAGTTTTTAGTGGAGTCTGAGATTAATTGTAATTTCCGTATAGCTGGACCTGAGCCTTATGAGGGATTCTATCCAGAAGTAGGGGATTATATATCATGGACCCAAGAGCGTAATGTCCCTATATCAAGGGATAATGTGTTTAAGATGAGTCCTGTGTACAAGAATCGTTTTACGCTAGGCGGAAGGTCATTACCAGAGACGTATGATAGCAATTTTTGGGACTGCGCCTACCAAAGACCCAACGGCGTCATATGGAGCACCGCCGACGTTTCAGAGAACGGCATGACCGATCCTTGGCTGTCGTACAAGCCTATGGATTACCATGAGTTCAAGACCTCATTTGGGAAACTCATAAGCATGAAGGGGATAGAGTCGGATCAGATATTAGCCCGCTTCGAGAATCAGGTAGGGTTGTACAACGCCATAGACGTGTTGGCGGAGAGAATATCCCCGGAGAATAGCGAACTAGGGACAGGTGGTCTTTTCGCCTCTCGTGGTATCGAGTATAATAATACGACGTTAGGATATTCCGGGACCCAGAGCCGGGATATGATCAGTTGCGAGTTTGGGCATTTTTGGGTCGATTTAAGGCGTGGTCAGGTGTTTAAGGTAGATTCTAATGGCAGGAATCTTACGGAGGTCACACCGGGGCTTAGAAACTGGTTTAAGGAGCATCTTCAGATGAAGATCATCCGTAGCCGGATATATAACGCTGATACGGACGCTGAGTTGTCTTATTATGATATCGATAACAAGTTCTTTGGTATAGGGCTATCCATGGGCTGGGACAATCGGTTCAAGAGAGTTCTGATAACCAAGAAAGATTATATACCGGTAGGGAATCCGAGCGAGTACCAATTCCGTGGCGGCCGGTTCTACAGGAACGGGCAGGCGGTGGAGCTACAGGACGCCAGCCATTTCACAGACGTCTCCTTTACCGTTGGATATAACTGCCTGAAGGGTGAGTGGAAATCATATTTATCCTACACCCCTGATTATTATATCGAGCACCAGCATTATTTCCAGTCTGGAAAGAACTACTCAAGTGAAAGTCAGGAGATAGGGTTATGGTCTCATGGATTGACCAACCAATCGTATCAAGTATTTTACGGTAAGCTATATCCGTTCGTTATAGAGGTTCCGGTACGTGAGCAGTATGTGAATAAGATCCTCACGAACTACCAATATCGGATGGATGCCAGAAGGTATCAGGATGAGGTTAATTACCAAATTCTTAGGACTACCGGATTCAATAAGGCATGGTTTTATAACGATACCAACAACAGCGGTGAGCTTCGGATGGTTATCGCTGACAAGAACGATATGAGCCAGCGGTTAAGGTATCCTGTAACCAATGACGATAGCCGTGAGATACTGGTGACGGAGGTTGATCAGAAGATAAATATAAATGACTATTTTAACGAGGTTAAAGACGATACGAACAATCTCCCGATATGGGTTAAGGATGTGAATGACATTGACCGTAAGATCGACCCCAGGGCTGTCGATTATCACCGGAGGTGGCGTGATCGTCTTCGTGGCGATTGGTTCTTGGCAAGGTTCGTGAATGACATTGAGAGCCGGTTCAAGATGATAGTAAGATGGTTTAGTAATGATGAGAAAATTTATTGATTTATTAACATATGGGGGGGTAGGGGTATTTGCCGCCTCCTCTTATATATTGAAATGATATGGAAGATTTTATCGGTAAGTACAATGGAGGTCAAATAGAAAGTAGGCTTGATAAGGTCAAGGATATGGTTGGCGCCACGGCGTCCGGGGCTGGCGCTGCGGGATTGGTGCCGGCTCCTGCTAAGGGGGATGAGGGTAGGTTCCTTTGTGGTGATGGTACGTGGAAGGACGCAGTAGCTAAAAGTGATGATGAGGATGCTTTTTTAGCTATCATCTTACAGCTTGCAGGAGATCAATCTACTACTTTGCCTCAATCTCAATATAATACTATAAAGTCGTTGTTTGATGGTAGTTCTACGTCCAATGTCAGGATGATAAGACCTAACAATTCTTTTGTGGAAGCGTTAGGTGGCGTGAATATTAATGATTTGATGGTTTTTAATGATCAAATGAATGATTGTATCACTATTTACATCAGCGGTTCAAATACCATTCTTAGTATGGGCTTTATGGATATATCTATCTCTGTTTATCCTAATCTAAGTGTTGGATATATTCATTCTAATTTAAATGTTGCTGCATCAGATGATTCCGAGATAGTTCTTGTAAATTCTTTGAAAAATACTGAAGAGGATATAGATTTTGATAATCAACTTCATCTTAAGATGAAAGGTAAGGGTGATAAGGCCTTGATGGATGATGGAACTTATAAGGAGATAGGTTCTTCTGGAGTGGATATCTCAAGCTATATTTTAGAAGGAATTGATTTTAAGAAAAATACTACCAAGGAAGGTTTTGACAAGATAAAAAGCTGTGTTATTAATAAACAGCATATGTATCTGTATTTTTATAATGCTATGGATGGTAATGAGGTTGCTTTCTATGCCGATGTTATCGCTGGTGTTTTATATGGAAATTTAAATTTGTGTGTATATGATTTTGGTAGTTCGAAGATTGTCAATGTTGATATAAACTTACAAGATTATAGCATAACTGTTAATACGCAATGATATGGTGAAAAAGAGATCTGCTGTTAGTAAATCAGGTAAGTGCCCTAAATCGGGGTGCATCAAGAAAGTAGGAAGTGATTGGAGAGTAGTTAGTAACAAGACCGGAAAGTTATGGCCAGCCAAGTACAAGTCGAGGGATTCGGCTAAGAAAGCTCTAGCGGCTTATCACATGCATTGAAAAGCGTAGGCGGGTAGGTGATTAAGATCATGTACTCGCCTATTGTTTTATCCTGCATCCGATTATGTATATCTTTGTAGAAAACGTGATTTATGGCTAAGAAAGACAAGAAAGAGGAAATCCCTTCATGGATAAAGGATTTGTATAAGGAGGATCTTGATCGTGTCGTAAGAGGCGAGCGTCCTATGTATTTCAGGGGTATGGATGATAGTCCTTTAAGGAACGTATCCCCGGAGTTTGATATCCTTAGCGGAGGAGCTGCTGTTAAGGGTATGAATGGGATAAGAGGTGCGTTGTCTCCGTTGAATAATGGCATGGGTAATTATAATTTCAGCATTAGGGGTATAAATAAGAAGATAGGCGAGCTGGTTGATGAGGCGGGGTTGTATTTGCCTGAGAAATTAAGACCTGTATATCGGACTGTGGTGGATGCTATGTCGAGTTCCAAGGATAAGGGGTTGGGTCATATCACGCAGCCGTTGGCCAACGCCCTGTACCCAGCGGACGAGCGACGGGACCGGCGTCTGGAAGGGGAGTACCCTGTTGGTTATGTGGATGCCATAGACGGCATATGGCCTAGGGAGAAATATGGGTTATGGGGAGAGAAAATTGAGCGGAAAGCCGAAGGAGGTCCTACTGGTAATGATCCTATGTATGTAAGACAAGATGTATCTGATAGAGCTTTGTATTTAAAAGACATCATAGGTAACGCCGTAAGAAGGAGGTTGTATGAGAATGTAACACCTGATGTGGTAGCCTCAAATGCCAGTCTTCCCGATAAGGTTAAGGAGTTTATATACGGAAGAAATGGCAAAGCTAATGTTGATGAATATAGTGAACAGCTATGGGATAGATTCTTATCCCAACCTAATAGTCTTGACGGAAATAGCAAGGAAATAAGAATCCCCGATAATATTATTGCTGATATTGAGAAGATGTTTAATCGTGACACTAAGGATGAGATAAAGAGGTTAGATAAGAAGATTCGTGATACGGAGCGAGAAATATATGGTTCCGATAAGCCGGTTACAGATGATGCTTATGGTAGGCTGGAGTTTTTGAAAAAGTCTAGAGAATGGGTAGATATCTTTGAGAAGAATCGTAATTCGGTAAGATCCGGAAAGCCTACGGTTTTTTCTGAGTACGATTTTTATCCCGAAGCTGCTGGTGAGCTTACCCCGTTATCAGGGTTTGGTAATTTTACTATTTATAGACGTCCGGATGGAAGGTTAGGTGTTTACGATGTATATGATTTTTATAGTAATGATCAAGAGTTCCCGATTAATATAGCTACCAAGGTATTAGATGCTATAGGTGATAAGTTTGAGGAGAGAGGCTCTTTCAAGGATTATAATCCTGCTCCAGAGAGTGGTAAGGATGCTCTTATTCGTAACGCTATTATGTCTAAGAATAAGTTGGAGGACAAGGCTGAAGGAGGTCGTATAAATACAGGGAGCGATTATGGTTCTGGAAAGTATGTGATTGATCCTCGTAGATCAGAAAATAGCAAAATGGCTGTGTATGATGAGATATGGGATTATCTGACAGAAAAGAAGGGTATACCACAAACGCAAGCTATCGGCATCCTGTCGAACATCGCCGCCGAGTCCGGAGGGGACACCGAAGCCCTAGGCGCCGCCGGTGACTTTGGTATCCAGCAATGGCTTGGTCCTAGGAAGAAAGAGTTACAGCGCAGGTATGGTAAGAAACCGACATTGACCCAACAACTGGATTATCTTGTGGATGAGTATCAAGGTCGTGTACCGGGGCTAGGCTGGAACTACATGAACCAAGGCAAGTTCTTTGATAAGGACGCTCAAGGCAATGTTTATAATTACTATATGTATTCGAAGGCTGATTTTGATAACGCCACGAATTATAAGGACGCTACCGTGGCATGGAATCAAGGATACGGAAGACCCCTTGGATCGACATTAAGAAACGAGAAGCGGCTTGAGTTCGCCGATATGTTCTCCAACAGATACGGTGTCCCGGAGAACGAGCCAATGAGATACGAGTTCGGGCAGCGGGATTCTGGTACGGGAGACGGAGGTCAGCAGCCCGTGCCTGAGACGGTAGCCTCCGCCGCTCCTTCTTTGGCTCCCCACCCATCTATGGATAGCTGGTGGGAGAAGGAGGGTCAAGACCTATTATATAAGATGCTAGTCCAATCCGGAGCCAATAAGAAGGCTATAGAGGATATAGCTAATAATATCAAGAATGATCCCCAATCAGAAGCCCAGATAGCGGAAGCCGAGCGTATGCGCAAGGAACAGGCGAAAAGGCAGTTGGTACTTAATATGATACCGGGATTGATGTTGAATATAAAAGGAATGTCGTCAACAAAATCAGAAGGAGGTCCTGTTGGTGACAATAGGTGGTTTTATGATGAGGTTCGAAGGAAGCAGGTTATTGATAAACAAAATACGATGCAATCTCTTAGCGAAGAGAAGCACAAAATATTAAGATCGTCAAGATTGGCTTTGGAACAGGGCTTTATAGATGAGGATCAGTTTAGGAGAATAAATAATCTCCCTGTATTTAAATTAAGTGATGACGTAAAATATGATGGCAGGAATAATAGGGAGGTGGATCTTATAAATAGTCTTTTTTGATACGGCTATGTATGATAGTTTTGGAAAGTCTGTTAAAGAACAATCAGTCGAGGAGGAGAAAAACAGGAAGGAGCGGTTTTATCCTTACAAGCTCATGGCTGATTCATTGCTTACGATAGGTGATATAGCCACCGCATCTCCTGGGTTTTTGAGATTGATAGAGCGTTCTGGAGCAAGGTTGTATCCATTATTGAATAATATCGCTCATAGTAATTCCATTCAGAAAATTTCTGGATTGTCTGGGATTGGTGTCGATTCATCGCAGATAGCATTGGATCCTGATGATGATAACCTGTGGAATATCCTTGGTGTTGCCGGAGCTGCGGCGGAACTGATAGGAGGGATGGATATATTAAGAAATACGAGCGTGATGGGAAGGATTGGGAATAGGTTGGATGATATCCTTGATATAGCCAATCCTGTTGTGACATTAGGAGGGCTTGCTGATGATGTATTAAATTAATTGGTTATATTTGGTTGTTTTTAAAATGTTTTTTTAGTATGAAAAGATTGTTATTTTTGTTCGCTATGTTATTGACGCCGTTCGCTTTGATGGCGCAAGAGGTAATCCCATCAGAAGGGCCTATTACTATTGATCTGACTACCTTTACCGGTATTATGGCTTTCGTCACGATGTCAGCCACTCAGCTAGCTAAGGTGGTGCCGTATATTGACACTCATAAGTGGGCTAAGATCTTATCGGCTGTGGCTATTGGGATGTTGACATGTATCTTAGCTTGGTTTCTTCAGGTATCCCCGTTGTTAGTAGGGAGTGAATGGTGGGAAGCTCTATTATATGGAGTGGCAGTCGGGCTCAGTGCTGCTGGCTTCTATGACTTGGTGAAAGCAATAGGTTCGTTATTTGTGAAAAGGATTTAGCATCTTGTAATTATTTGAGATATGTAAAATTTCAAGATTTTATTATCTATAATATAAGCTATTATATTTTGTAATAATATTAGTATTGCTTATATTTGTGCGCCTACCTACTCATCACGAGCGGATAGGCGCATTTATTAATTTAGGTAATTATATACAACCTTACACTACAAACATACTGAATTATTTTTATATATAAATAATAATCCATATATTTGTGCCATGAGGTTGGTCGAACAATATATAATCAAGCAAAGTTCGGTGTATTATAATGAGCTTCAAGATCTGTTGCATAAGTGTAAAAACTTATACAACAAAGGATTGTATGTTGTTAGGCAACACTATTTCCAATACAAGGATGATAATACCGTTAAGTATAAATACCTCAACTACTACTCTCTTGAAAAGAAGTTAAGAACAGAAGATGACGTTGACTATCGTGCCTTACCATCACCAGTAGCCCAACAGGTATTGATGATGGTCGATCAGAATTTCAAGTCCTTCTTCAATCTTCTTAACAAGAAAAGCAGAGGTGAGTATTCTGAGAAAGTAAGAATACCTAAGTATCTTGATAAAGACGGGATGTTTATGGCCGTTTTCCCAACAACAGCCTTTTCTCAGAAATGGATAAAACAAGGTATTATTAAGTTGCCAAAGCAATTCTCTTTCACCACGAGAACCAACAAGCAAAATATCCAACAACTCAGGTTCGTCCCTAAGAATGGATATATTATACTTGAAATCGTATATAACAAGAAAGAGAAAGATCTTATGTATGATAACGGTAATTACCTTGGTATTGATCTTGGACTTAACAATTTAGCATCTTGTGTATCAAATACCGGTTCCTGCTTTATCATCAACGGTAAGCCTCTAAAATCTATCAACCAGTATTATAATAAAAGACTAGCATATTTAAAATCAAGATTAAAAGACAATAAACAAGTATCAAGACAAATAAGATCGTTAACCAACAAAAGGAATAACAAGATCAAGGATTATCTGCATAAAGCCAGTAGGGTATTGGTTAATCACGTAGTTTCTAATGGCATTAATACGATCATAATTGGTCATAACAGATGCTGGGAACAAGAGATCAATATCGGAAAGCGGAATAATCAGAACTTTGTTTCTATTCCTTTTAATATGTTTATCTCAATGATATCATATAAGGCTACACTTGAGGGAATCAATGTTAAGATCGTTGAGGAATCCTATACCTCAAAATGTAGTTTCTTGGATAACGAGCAGATTTGCAAGCATGAGGAATATGCTGGAAGACGTATCAAACGAGGATTGTTCAAGACATCTTCCGGCAATATTATTAACGCCGATATCAACGCTGCATTTAATATCATCAGAAAATCGGCAAAAGAAGCCTTCGATGTAAGTAACTTACCAGAAGGTAGAGGGTTTTGGTGGAACCCGGTACGGATTCCCGTATAGATATATATCATTTTACGATTTTAGTGTAAAATGGTATATAATCACCTAGATACTTATGATAAACTTATAGATTATCTTGGTCATGAGTGGAAAAAGAAATGGGGTAACCCTGTTATGTCTTTAAAGGATTAGTATTAAAGAGACTCATCATTGTCAAATGGTGAGTCTGTATTTTTTTTAAACTATCTTTGTATCAGAACGAAATAATTTGATATATGGGAAAGTATGTAATTAAAAGGAAGATACCTAAATATCAAGATGCTGGGGAAGTTGATCCTGTTATGCCAGGTAATGTTGTTGGTCTTCAGGGTCTTGGGGTGGAACCTCTGGTTTCGTCTACCCGGATAGGATTTGATATTCAGCAGCCTGATATTAATACCATTGATACAAGTGATTTGAACGCTATCGTTGACAGCAATAAGAAGGTTGACGAGTCTGGCAGTACGGATGTTTTTGACTTTACCACCATACCTTATTATGGAGCTGATGATATAGGGTCTAGATTCACTCAGATGGGTCGTGGTATAGGGCGTATGAGAAGCGAGGGATACGGTGATTTATCCACCGGGGCTAAGACGGCTAATATCGTAGGCACCGTGATGTCAGGTATCGGTGGTGTCTTAGGGTTAGCTAGGAACGTGTTCTCAGGGATGGCGTCAGAGCAAGGCACTCGTACTAATATCAGGCTGGCTCAAGAGCGGGAGGCTAGGCAAAGAAGGCAATCTCAGATGCAGTACAAGGATGGTGGCGGTGTTTATCTAGGACCTAATAATAGGTTCGATAGCGGAAGCCTTACCGGTGAGTATCTATATCCGTTACCTAAGTCGATGGAAGATCAAGCCAACGTAGAGGTCGAGAAGGGTGAGTACGTGACGCAGCCCGGAGAGGCGCCAATGGAGGCTATGGGGCAGAAGCACGCCGATGGGGGAACCCCCGTTTCTTTGGAGCAGGGGACTAAGGTTATTACCGATGATACTACCATAGAACCGGACTTCGCCAAATACATTAGGGATACGTATGGGATCAAGGCTACGCCGAAGGATACGTATGCCACATTAATGGATAGGTATAAGGCTAAGATAGGTCTTAAATCAGCTTATGATGATCAGAAGAAGGCTTTGGATAAGTTGAAGAAGAACGATAAGATAGATGACGAGAATACGAGGCGCTTAAACGCTTCCGTATTATCCAAGGCTATAAATGACAGTAACGAGACGGTTAATGGCTTAGAAGGAAGATTTACGGACTTCGCTAACGTCATATACAAGGAGCAGGAAGACCGGAAGATGAAGAAGGATGAGGATACGTATTTCGCCAAGGGTGGTGAGATAGATAACATCATATCCAGATCCATGAAAGAATATGGTCTTACAGAAGATGATGTAGCCGAGGCTAAGAAAGAGCTGCTTAAGAAAGTAGCTGGTATTCGTCATAAGATGGAGGAAGGTGGTAGTTCTTTGTTCGATTATCTCCTTACTTTCCGTCCTGTTGAGAACAAGTATAATAATAAGGATAATACGTTTGGGTATCAGCGTCAGGGTCAGGACGGTTCTTATGGCGGCATTAACGCTGATGAGAGACTGGAGTATTATAAGACATTCATGCCTTTGGCTTATGATGCTTATATGAGTGCGCCTAAGGCTACTGCCGCCAAAGCTCTTCAGGATGCTATATATAACACCACTGGTGGCTGGATGGGCTTGGCTACGGCGGAAAACCCGATCATCGCCAACGCAGAGGCACTTCGGGATTACACGACGCTCGTTTCTTTTGGCGGTGAGGATAGCCAAGGTAATTACCCGGAAGACAAGAAGGCCGCATATCATGATAGAATGAGAGATAATAAGTTTGGTCAATATTCGTCATCTCGTCCTATGATTGGTTTGGATGTAGTTACAGAGGATCAACATAAAGCTCTTAACGATGCTGGTATCACCCATTTTAGTCAACTATTTTCTGACAAGAATAAAGATATTGTTAATAAGATCCTTGGGGAGGATATGCTTAAGATGCAGGCGTTAAGATCCATGAAAGGCATGGAAGGTCTTGACTTCATACTCGATCCCCACAAGGTGGCTCCCGGCCCTATGGATATAGGTGATGTGGAGGAACCTGATGTAGATCTTGGGATGCCGGAGCTGGTTGATACCAGTAAGCTCCCTAATACCAATGCCAATACCGGTACTAACACCAGTAAGACTAATAATGGTAACGGGAACAGGAATATAGTGGGTGGTGGCCTTGACTTCCCTGAGGTGTTCAGGATGACTCCGGGATCCGTGACAACGGAAGGTCTGGAAAGGCATTACGCTCCTACCGTGGATCCGGTATTGAGATCAGCGGATCAGTATATGGTTGAAGCCAATCGTGCTTTCCAATCACAATTGGATCAGATGGGTAATGTCCCGGATTCTCAAAGAGGAGCTTTATCATCTAACCTACAGGCTATCATGAGTTCTAATATAGGTAGGTATATTAACGAGGTAGAGCAGGGCAATGTCGCTCAAAGAACTTGGGCTGATAATGTCAATTCTCAATCATGGGCGAATACTTATGACAAGAACATAGCGCAACGTCAAGCTTATCAGCAACGGATATTGCAGGGATTGGCTATTAATGACGAGAATTGGGCTAGATATTTTGATAGCGTGAATGACGAGATCCAGCAGAAATGGAACACGGCTACGACCATGAACACATTAAGATCTATATTCGGGGATGTCAAGATCGGTCCGAACGGGCAATTGATAGCGGATCCTCAGGGAGATGTATTGAGTTACAGGAAATTGTATCCTGCTCAGGAAGTAACTAAAGGCAAGAAAGGATAAAAGATGGCGTCACAATACAGTATATTAAGGAATTACGGTAAGTACGTATCGCCCTACAACATGGATGTCATGATGCAGGGTATGGGATACATGCAGCAGAAGATAGATACGAATCGGCAGGCTATAAACGAGTATGCTGATTATATTATCAATTCTGATATAGCTAAACCTCAGGATAGGGAATATCTTCAGAATAGGTTAAATGGATTGATACAGGACGTGAATAACGTGTATCGTAAATCCAATCTGGCTTCTGATGGTATAGCCAGAAGCATACAGGCTCGTCTTGGAGAGGCTTTAGATACCCGTGTATTGAACGCCATCGCTGGAACGCGTGAGTTTAGGGAACTATCTACTAAATTAGAGGATATGAAGCTGAATAATCCTAAGATGTATAATCCCATAAATGAATTAATGGCTCTTATGCCTTATTATAAATGGTTGAATGATGGTCAGGTAGGAACTAGATTAGAACCTCTTCATTACACTCCATATACGGATTATAACGCTGAGATAGATGGTAAGGTGAAGGATTTTTTGACCAAGCATAAGGGTCAGAAAATACAGATCCCGGTTCTCAATGATAAGGGCGAAAGAACGGGAGAGATTATTGAAAAGACAATTGATGAGATGGGGTATTCTGAGATAAGGAATATTATAGCATCCAGTATGTCCCAAAACGCTAAGGCTCAAATACAATTGGAAGGTCAATACATGGCTCTTACCAATCCTCATATGTTCAATCAACAATCTACCTCTGCTTTTATTCAACAATATGTGAATGATTTTGATGCTAAGGAAAAAGCTATAAAGGCGGAATTAGGGGGTGTTGGTAATGATGCTAATCGTAAATTAATGCTTGAGACTAGTTTGGCTGATTTATGTAATCAGAAACAGACTTTCATAGATGAGGCTAATTCGTTTATAGGACCTAATTATGATGCAGAAAGAGCGGGGGCCTTTATGGTTCAACAGGAGTTTCTTAGGGGGGCAGCTATGAGATGGTCTTATAATAATTCATCTGTCATCCGCAAGGCTGATGATTATTACTATAAAGAAGATGAGAGATTAGCTCGCAATGCCAAGTTCGTGTGGGATCAAAAAATGGATAAGGAAAGGCTTAAGATAGAACAATCAAAGGCTGATGCTGCATGGGCTAGGGCTATAGGTGGAGGAGGAAGTGGAATGAAAGGGTCAGTATCTACTGGTGTTCCAGGAACATCGTATACTGTCCCTATTGCGCAAGAAAAGGTAAAACCATCAACAAGGTTGATGGATAATATCGCTTCTAACAGGGAGAGTATAAAAGTTAAATTTGATGTTTTGGCAAATGCTATAGGTGACAATGTGATGTCTAATATAAATGCTTATATAGATAATAACCCCGATGATTTTAAGGGTATGTCACATCAAGATGCCGTCATGAAATTCATTATGAATAATAATGGAGCTAAGTATGATGGTTTGAAGACTGATAAGGCGAAGAAGGCTTATGAGGATCTTGCAGAGGCGTATGACCAAAGAAATTCATATTATTCCATTTATGACGGAGCTATGGATGCCAAGAAAAAAGTGTCTCAGAATCTTGATAACGCCATTATGGAGGAAATATCAAATAACCCTGGCATGGATATTTATCTAGATAATGGAGAGAATGTCAATGTAGGTGATATGTCTAGATTATCATCTGTTCGTATGGGTGGTAAATCCATCAATCCTTTTACTGCCGCTAAAGTCTCTTCTTTGATGTCAAGATTGGTCGATACTGTCTCAGATGTTATAGGGCCGTCTTACGATCCTTCTGGTCAAGGCAGGTTGATAGAAGGAAGGAGTGTTATAGACGCAGGTAAGGCAGAATTGATATTAGATGAAATAAATGAATCTTTGGGTACAGATCTTACCGTGGATGAATTAGACGCTGCGTTGAAGGATAATATTACTGATAATAAGACATGGGATAGACTATTAGTTAGGTTTGATGGAGATAAAGATAAGGCTAATTTGGCTTATATCACGTTAAGAAATATAAATAGAGAAATGGGTTCTCCATTTGCTCATAAATGGTCTAATTCAGGCCCTATCAACAGGGTCCTTGATGACATGGAGGATGCTTATAATAGGTATATAGAATCTAGGTATGATGAGTTCGGAAGAAAAGGATGGATTTTCAATGAGAGGGCAAAATCCAATTCGGAGGAATTTAGGTTATATAATGGTATATATAGTTTAGCTAATAAATCCGGGTTGAAATTAGATAAAAAAGAAGGATCTCATACATTGTCTGTTGAGCAGGATGATGATAATAACTGGTGGATAATAGCTGATGCAGGAGAGAATAAAGCTCAACGGGTTCAAGTATCAGAACAGGATTTGGCAGGGATAGGATTTACTACCTATACTAAGTCAAGAAATATCCCGTCGGTCTCATACAAGTCGAGGGTGTCTGGGGCAGGGTTTTCTTCTGCCTCCGACAAGGCTTATGGGAGATCGGTAGCCGATTTAGGTCTTGGTTCTTACGCTACGGCTGATAACGCTAAAGATGATATACGCTCATTTGTTTTGCCTTTGTTCCCGGATGATTATCATAATGATATGTCTATGATAATATCTGCGGTTATAGATGGATCTAGCAATTATGAGGTTAAGGCTGAGGGATATGATCGAGGGTATGGACGGCATGGTGTGGAGATTAAGATATATAAGAAAGGTTATGGAGGTGATCCTTCTAACAACCCTTTATATACTATAGATAAAGAAGGTGTTGATTACGCTGATAATATAGCTAAGGTTATGAATATAGCTCCTCAGGCTTATTTGGTGGAGGCTCTTAAAGAGGCTATGACTAAAGAGGCTAATTCTGTGAATAGTTCTTTTGGAAGGAAGGATATTAATGAGGATCTGTATAATATTATGTTACCGGTAATGGATATTATAAATAAAAAGAGGAATGGAAACGAGCAATAATAATTTACCCGATGGTAGGGATATAGCTCAAAAGCATGGGTATCCGGTTATGGATCCAATGGAGATAAGGGCAGTTGGTGTATATCCGAGTTCATTAGGTGACGATATAAACAATCCACCTTTACCTAACCTTGATCCAAATTCTTTGGCCGATGATTCTAAAAGGGCTATACCAGCTTTATCAGAAAGAATAAAAAGACGTGTTAAATCGTCTTATTATGATGATTTAAGGGCTAAAACTCCTGAGGATAGTATTATTAGTAATGGTATCCCATCTGGTAGGTTTGATGTGTCCGGTCCTCGTATAGGTCTTGATGAATCAAGATTTAGATTAAGTGATGGAACTTGGATACCTAAATACGAGTCATTTCAGGCTGGCGTTGATAATGATTCCAGATTAGCTAGAAATCAAGGTACAGGAGAGAAGATATTTAGGGGATTGGGTAAATTTGTTTATAAGACGGCTTTGTATGGTATAGGAGGTATTATTCAGCCTTTTTATGGTATTTACGAGGGAGTCACTAAAGGTAAATTTGAATCCGTTTTCAATAACGATTTTACTCGTTGGTTAGATGATATGGATAAGCGAGGAGATTATAGGCTCGCTCATTATTATGATAAAGAAGAGAGAGATATGGGATTTCTTCGTAGTCTTGGAACTGCTAATTTCTGGACTAACGATTTCCTTTCGGGTCTGGCTTTTACCGCTGGTGCCATGTTATCATCCGCCGTATATTCCGGGGCCGGCCTGATGAATCTTGCTCGTACCGGAGCTAGGGCTGGGGTGGCTTTAGCTAGGATAGGCAAGGCCGCTTCGGACACCAAGAAAGCATTCGGAGCTTACCTTAGGGCCGCCCGTATAGGGCAGAGGGTAGGCAAGGGGCTGGATGCCGCCCTGTTTCTTGGTACGTCTACCTCATGGGAAGCTTCAGTGGAAGCTAGAAGTATGTTGATGGAGGCCGAGGAGAACTTCAGACAATCTTATCGTAACGCTTACGGGAGGGAAGTCCCGTATGAGGATCTTATGAGGTTCAGGGCTGACAATGCCAATGCCGCTAACGCCGTATTCGCCGCAAACGTCGGCATATTATCATTATCCAACATAGCTATGTTTGGTGATATGTTTGGTGTGGAGCTGGGCGTAGACAAGTTCATAAAACGCAATATATTTGGCGTAGGAGCCGAGAGAATGGACAACGGTGCACTAAGGGCTATAACACCAAAGAAATGGCAGAAAATAGCTGGTAATACGTTTAATATCATCAAGCGACCGGTATCTGAGGGTTTGTTCGAGGAAGGTCTTCAAGGTGTGTCCAGCAAGTCCGCGGAGGATTGGGTGGAATCAAGATACAATCCCATGGCTATTCGCCAGAATATAGGTTATATGGAAGCTATAAAGAACGGATTCAAGGAGACATACGGATCTAGCCAAGGCTGGAAGGAGATCGGTATCGGTATGATAATAGGTGCCGGTATGGGGTGGAAGAGCGCTGGAGGTATAAGGGAATGGAGCCAAGACATGTCCCGGGACAAGGGGATGGTGGAGGCCTACAACGCCAATGCCGGCGCCTTGACTACCGCCGCTATCCGTGCTATTCGTGGCAGTATGGCTCTTAACGCTCAATTATCAGGCTTAAGTACGGATAATAACGCTGACGATATACCTAATTCTAGAATCGTAGATAAGACTTTTAGTGATGCCGTATTCAACCGTCTTCGTTATGATCAGGAAATGGGGATGTTAGATGATACTAAGGAGAATTTCAAGACAGTCATCGAGTCTATACCTAATAGCGATATAGCCTCCGATATGAATATGACAGATGAGCAGGTAAATGAGTATAAGTCCAACCTTATCAGTGAGTTCAATAAGAAGGTTGATAATTTTACTATGGCCAGCAGATTTGCCGACTCCCTTACCGATGGTATATCCAATAGATCATTTAATACCTATATCTCCAACATGGCTTATAACGGTCTTGAGGCTAAGGATAATTTGGATGATATCGCTAATCAGTTAGGAAGGATATACAATACGGATATAGGACCTGCTTTAGATATATATTCTCGTCTTAATCCTGATTCGAGTAGGGATCTTGAGAAAATCAGGAAGCTTACAGATGATATACAGAAAATGGAGAAGAATGTTTTGAAGCTTCAGCAGAGTATCACATCTAAGGAAGCTCTTGAGTCTGATAAGGTCAAGTTAGCCAAGGAGAATGATAGACTTCTTAAATTGACGGAGGATAGAATTGCTTTGGAGAGGAGATTAGCTACGTTAGTTAACTCAGAGACAGATATATCTAAGCTGTTATTAAACAGGAATGAATCAAGGATCAGCGCCGCCGATCTTATGGCAGCTTATGAGGCTATAGTTGGTTTTGAGAACGCTGTATCTATCCGTGGGGTTGATAATCATAAGGAGGCTATGGCGTTGCTTAGCGAGTATCGTCATAATCTTGTGGCTTATAAGAATATAAATGAGTCTCTTCGCCGTATGCGTGACAGAAGATTCATACGGTCGCAGGAACGTGGGTTCATGAAGATCTTGTCAAACGTATGGGGAAAGACTTATGAGGAGGATGACAGCAAGTATGATTTCAGGAATACCGATGATCCTGATGCTAATTCCCTTTATGCCAATGATCAGGCCATAGATAAGGCTTATCAAGATGGTCTTATAGGAGAGGACGAGGCATTTATGTTCAAGACCTATAATCATATGATCGCCAGATCTATGGAGAATGATATCAAGGCTGATGAGGGCGGTATCGTTGAGAATGTACCTGATAATGAGGATATCATAAATCCTTCTGATGATAGAATCAATAATATAGCTATAAAGATATGGAACGGTAATGAGGATATCTTATCTCCTAGGGAGAGGCAGATATATGATAATAACAAGGATCGTATCAATGATCTTGTAAATGGGTTTGGCGATAATCCTATAGCTAGGCTTAATAAGATTAGGTCAATGATAGATAGGTTAAATACCAACGATAACGTCTTAAATAACATCAGGGATACTATTGATGATATCATAGATATGAACATTAATGGTCTTGATCAGGATCAGGTTAAGGGGGCTATACAGACTTACAATGATCTTATGAATGATATTGACAACGGGAATGAGGTTGATCAGGACAAACTTAATGAGGCTATTGATATTATCAATAACTATTCTGATGATCCTCTTCTTCAATTCGTGGAATGGATGAGGCTGTATGATAATGGGAGTATGGTTGTCAAGGATTACGATAAGTCTATACCTATGGGTGATGTTCTCACGGAGAGCGAACCCGGAACATCCACCGGCAGGACGGAGGCCAATGCCGCCCAGAATCCGGTAGTGTTGATGGCCCAGAAGAGAAAGATTGGCGGAGTCATGTATTATGAGGTAGGAGGAATGAGACTTGACAGGTTTATGGACGGTCTTGGGCTTAAAAGATCTGATGCCACTGATACTGATAATGGAAGGGTGATGGATTTCACCAACGGAACCGACATATTTACTGTTATAGAGTCGAATAACCACTCAAGATGGATGATAAGCGAGGATGACGCTCAGGCTTTCGAGAACGCTACCGGTGTCATACTGGGGAGGCAGACCGCCTTATCGACCTCCAACTGGTTCATGGTGTATCGCAAGGGGCAGGATGGATCCGTTGTCCCTTATTACACGGGTGATACGTTTGGGTCTAATAATGAGTCGGTTAATCAGGAAGCGGCGGCTAGCCTTCGCAAGGGTGGTACGGTAAGGTTTGTGATGGATATGTCAGATCCGTATACCAAGGAATTGTATGATAAATACAATAGCCTTTATGCCGTTGATCCTAATTCTGACGAGACCAAGTCTGCCCGTAGTGATTTGGTTAATAATATGGTTATTAAGATCGTGGATGGTGACGGTAATTTTGTCTCGGTGCTAAAAGCCAATGATCCAGACTCAAAAGGGAGTAACGCTGATTTAAGGAGTATGGCCTTTGAGTTGTATAGGGATAATGTAGGATCTGTTGCGGGTGAGATTGATATACCGTTCGTAGGCACAGTCACTAGTGTTTTGCCGGGAAGACCTAATTTTAGCATAAGTGATGATAATGGTACGTTGATGGTATCCGAAAATGACTTTACCAACGAGACGGTTGGCAAGGTAGAGAGCGTAGGATATATAGAGAATGGGGAGGTTACGATGAGGGATAATATCAAGTATAACATATTCCCGTTCTGCACGGCTATTGTTAGGGATAAGTATGGTGATTATAAAAATTCACGTATCCCGGTCGTGGCTATAAAAACAGGGAACGGAAGAAATTATCTATATCCCGTAAGATTGAAAAATCAGGATATATCGTCATTCTCTTCCATGATCGGATCAATGGCTGACAGAATTATAGAGGGTCTAGGTGGTGGAGTAAGTATTGATGATATAATGGATCTTAATAACGCTATAGCCAGATCCGGGTTGGATAATAAGACATATATGATTCCGCTGACGGGAGACGTGGATGTTATCAAGAAACGGCTAGGGGCTGTCAAGGAAGCGGCTAGCAGGATGCCTATGACCGCTGACGTAAGAGGATGGATAGGTGATTCCAGAACTAAGGAGGATATTTTGATGAATGACGTTACGATCAACATCGATCTTAATAACGATCCTTTCATAGCTCCTAAGTTCAGGATGAGTATTAGGAGGGATGAGACGTTCTTCGAGGATACGGAGACCCCGTTCGTCAACCCGCCCGGCTCCCAATCGGAGTTCGCCTCGCCTACGAAAGCAGCCGAGGATAAGTCTTTGGTTTCCGACGGGAATGTCGTATCCGGAGAAAATGAAGCGGAAAATCCTTGCTAAATAAATTATCTTGATTTATCTTTGCGGTGTCAGTCCATCACCTGACGAGTAAGATATTTAAAAGTTGGTCCCTGTCGGGTGTGTGATGGCCCCGGTGGGGACTCTTTATATTATATGGTATGCTGTAACTATTATTTATATTGAAGCGATAAGATATAAACGAATAAAATGAGATTAGTTGAAAGACATATAGTAAAAGATAATAGATTTGAGAGCATATGTCTCAAATCTGGTTTACTATACAACTATGTATTATATAATATTCGCCAAGGGATTTTCAATAAAGAATATCTAAAGGAATATGATTTATCTACTAGACTATGCAAGGAGAATCAGGTTGATTTCAGAAATTTACCATCAGTTATTTCACAACAGGTTATTGGTCAAGCATTTTCGGTAATAAAGTCTTGGATCAGATCAAAGAAGGAATATGAGAATAATCCTTCTAAGTTCAATTCGAAACCTAAATTGCCGAAGTACAAGCGAGGTAAGAAGCAAAATATGGTAGTCTTCACAACTTCTTCTTGCAGATTGAAAAACGATGGTTACATCCATTTTGTCAAAAACATAATTTCACCAATCAAAACAAACATAGGAGATAACAAATTATGTCAGGTTAGGATAATCCCTCAAGCTACATGCTATGTGGTTGAGGTTATTTATGAGAAGAAGGAACAGGATTTGAATCTTGATAAGAATAATGTTCTTTCGATTGATTTGGGATTGAATAATTTATGTACATGTATAAGCAATGTAGGTATCAGGTCTTTCATTGTAAACGGCAAGATTATTAAGTCCTTTAATCAGTGGTATAATAAGAAGAGAGCTAGATTGATGTCATATATTGGAGATAAGGGAACTTCAAGGAGGTTAAGACAGCTAAACAATTATAGGAACTTTTGGATTGATGACAAGATCCACAAGGTCAGTAGATATATTGTGAACTATTGTATCGATAACAATATCGGAAGTCTTGTAATAGGATTAAACAAAGGCTGGAAAAACGGTATCAATCTAGGGAAGAGAATAAACCAGAAATTCGTTGAGATACCGTTCTCTAGACTTATCGACAAAATTTCCTACAAATGTAAATTAGTTGGAATAAACTTTCAGACTAATGAGGAATCCTATACCTCTAAAGTAGATCATCTGGCTTTTGAGAAATTATGTAAGCATGATGTTTATTTAGGTGAAAGAAAGAAACGTGGATTATTTCAAAGCTCTATTGGGAAGCTGCTAAATGCTGACATCAACGGGGCTATAGGAATAGGTAGAAAAGTATTCGATGATTCTTACGTCAGTAGGATAATCGATAGTGGGTTGGCGTTTAACCCGGTTAGAGTAAACATTTTGTGATATGAATGTGAGTTTAATAAATAAAATAAATGATTTTAATAACGTGCAGTTAGATAGTTTTTTACATCGAAAAATTATGCAAGACCTACGCATCCAGCGAGTGAAGGTCTTGATGATGTTATACATCAGTCATTATTTTGTCAATAACAGACAAAGGCAGTTGCTTGACCATACATACGCTTTAAGCAGGGATCAGGCTTTCGATTATATGACTGAGTTCAATAAAAGGCTTAGTGATAAGGTTGGTATAGAATGTACGATGGATATTCTTCTGCCTACCGATGATGATAACGCTAATATCATAATCGAGTACAATGGCATCATTAAGAAGTTGATGAGGGAAGCCGAGAGACTGGAGCTTGATACCGACGCCATTAAGGAAATGATGCGTGATCTTCTTAATGAGTTGAAGGATGATATTGATCTTAATATCCTGATATTTGACGTAACCCAGTTACTTATAAAATACAATCTATTTAGGTTGGATGCTATAACTGATCAGGAGTTCAAGGACTCTTTCGTCAGGATGGATAGTAGGAATATGGAGATAAAGAAATTAACTTTATCTGATATCAAGAAGGTGGTGATGATGATAGAGGATAGGTATCATTACGCTTTATATATGACAGAGGAATGCGATTGATTACATTTTTTGTAAAAATATCTCCTATTTGTTTGTTGTTTTAAAATAAGTGTCTATATTTGCGGTGTCTATCCGTTGCTAGACCAGAAGAAGATATTAATATCGCTTAGGCGTAGGCGATAAATGAGAGCTATCAGTGGAGTAACGGACGCTGGTGGCTCTCGTTGTTTTATATTATGGATGATAATTTAAAATTGTTTGAGAATCCTGATTTTGGGGATGTAAGAGTATTATTAGACGAGAAAAACAATCCATGGTTTGTTGGTAATGACATAGCCAGATGTCTTGGTTATGAAAACTTAGGGAACGCTGTAAAAAGGTTTGTTGATGATGAGGATTCTATCATTCTTACAAGTGATTGTAAATCAATGGGGTTTAAAATAAACCCCCTTATAAATCAGGCTGTTAGGGAGATCAAATTAATCAATGAATCAGGGATGTATTCTTTGATTATGTCATCTAAGATGGAATCTGCCAAGAAATTCAAAAGATGGGTAACATCGGAGGTTCTTCCTTCTATTAGAAAAACAGGCTCCTATTCTATGCCATCAAAGAATGAACTTCCATCTGATTATATAGAGGCATTAGAGGCTTTGCTTAAATCGGAAAAGGAGAAGCGTGCGTTAGCTGAGGCGAAGAAAGCGGCAGAGGAAGCCAAAAGGATATCTGATAATATTATCAAAGAACAGGCTCCTATGGTTGATTTTGCTAAGACAGCCGAAATAGCCCAAGAGACAGATATGTTGATCAGAGAGGTTCGGGAAAAGCTAGAGGCTCATGGGTATGATATAGCGGAGAAGAATCTTCGGATATTGCTTGAGGATAATAAGTTCTTCGCCAAAACCGGTAAGAGGTGGTTGCTTTCCCAAAGGATGATAGATCGTGGTTACGCTCGTTACAGGTATCGTGATGATGATGAGTTCTACGGTACTAACACTGTCTATGTGACTCCTAAGGGATTTCAATGGATCGTGTCTAAGATATCTAAGGAATGGATGCCTAGGTTCTTGGAATTGAAAGGCAGGGTTCTGAGTAGATCAGATAAAGATATTTTCGCTAAACGATAAGTTTCATTTTTTTTGTTATTTAGGATTTAGTTTTTGTTTGTCCGTGAGGATCGGCAAAAAGATTTGTACTTTTCGGAGAAACATAAGGTTTGTTATTATTGTTATTTGGCTCCCGCCCGCTCGTGAGAGTAGGCGGGATTTTGTATCTTTGTGACAAAACGATTTAGTAATGGGACGATCTTGTTATGTTATAAAAAATAAGGAGGGTGGGGTAGATAATGTCCTTGCCCCTAACAACCAACCATCCGGATTATACCAAAGGGCGATGGAGGTGCTTGGCGACCAGAAGCAGGCCTTATCGGTCTGGGGTACGGCCTACTCCCCCGACTTCGTGTCTTTCTTTGGCGATTGGATGTCCATGCCATCGGAATATGACCTAGATAGTAACGGGGAACCTAGGTATGATGATGTCATGTCCTTTATCAAGCGGAAGAACTATTTCGTCGGTAATTTCATGGCCGATGAGGTTAAGGATATCAACAACACCCTTACTTCCTTGGGAGTCGATAATATCAACGATCTTAATGATATGATCATATCCAATTTCCTCTCCGGTGGTGATATATTTCTCAATAGGTACAATCTTGAGCGATCCGGGATGTATGACGCCGATGAGATTGATAATATCATGACCAACCGATCGGCGTATGAGCGGGTAAGGGATATGATGAGGAGGGTTGTCGATTTTATGTCTGACGGGGATCTTAATGAGAAGGATATGCATTTCCTATCCTCCGAGTCAGGCCTTGGTGATGATTATATGATATATGAGGATACATATGACTCGTTAGGAAAGAGAAGGGGCTTGAATCCAATAGAGGTAAGGGATACGATCATGAGGGCGGTAGGCGGTATCAGCGACCGCCGGGAGTTCGATCAGGCTTTCGCCTCCATCCCATACCCTTCCTTGGCACTCCGGTATCAGGAGGATCAGGATTACGCAGATCGGATGTATGACACGTATCGTAATATGACCCGTATGGAGGTTCGGAGTCAGAACGGAAATACGATTACCGACTCGTACTTCAATAGTACCACACCGTATATCAGTATGCCTAAGGATATGAAGGGTCTAAGGGATAAGGTTGGGGAGATAATCGATATGGATGATTTTAAGGACATCAAGGACGTTTCCGGACGTCTGTATGACATAGCTATGGATCTTGCCGACATGGGCGTGGATATAAGCGAGGCGATCAGCGATGAGATGGTTATATCCAGACCGGAAAATATCCGTGATCTTATGGCGTCGCTGGATGTCATGTTATCTTCCATACAGGCAGGCAATTCGGTATACGATAGCTTTATCTCCGATCTTGATAGGATAACAGGAAAAGGGAACCCGATATACGAGGTTCAGGATACTTATTCTACTGGGGATAGGATGGTGTATGTAAGGTCCGGGAATACATCCCCTTCCGATATGTATGATAGGAGCATGTTGTATATGGGTAGGAATATGTACCATAACACGGCCCCGATAACCGACACCGATCAGGCCTATGAGATGTTGGCCGATATCGGGATAGAGCGACCTTCGTACTTGCCGGCTGGCGTGGTTCCCGCCGGGGCTTCCCGTTCCGATATTGACGTGATCAAGGATAACATAAAGAAGCTAGTTATGTCCAACATCTCATCCTCGAATACTGAGAACATGATCCTTACCAGATTGATATACCAGCATCCCGTAACCCCTAAGATGGATGATGTCGATATTGATCGGGAGTTCAGGAGATACGAGGCTAGGCAGGGAAAGGATCGGGATTTTATCAAATCCTGTACATCGTTGAGGAAGATCCAGATCAAGGAAAGGTTAAAAAAATCGGATTTATATAATAATGTCTTACGTTTCCTTGATTTTAATGGATTTTATAATGTATCTTTGAATCACCATGACAGAGGTACGTTAAAAAGCATGGAGATGTCGTTGCCGGAAGGTCAGGTAAGGGATCTTCTGTTTGACGTGGCTATCGAGTCCGGTGACAGTAGCATGAGAAACCTTTTCTATCTGGATAGACAGGATAGGATGATGGATGCCGGGTTTTATAGGTATCTGTACCAAAGGAATCCGGGTCTGCTCCGGGAGGTCAACGGCGGTGTCGAGGCGAGGCCGGACGGTTTGTTTTTGGCTCGTGGGAGGTACGATGATTTCGTGTCTTCCCAATCTAACCTGTATGAGAAGGTGGGTGAGACGGTTAATGGCGGGATATATAGTTTCGTGGACAATTTTATATATTCGGATCCATCATCATATCAGGATAGTATGGTACGAAAGATAGGTGATGTTACGGCAAGGAGTGACGATAACCGTCTATCAAGGATAGAGGATAATCCCTCATCCAGTAAGATAGTTAATGAATACACTGCTAATACAAATAATTTAATGCGAGATTTTTCGTGTAGTTGATCTCTCTTTGACGTCGTGAGACGTTTTCTTTCGAGCATTGAAACATTGAATTTATAGATTTGCATGAATCCGGGCCGTAGTGATACGTTTCGGATTTTTTGTCTTGTACCGGTTCTTATTAATACCAATTACATGACATGACGTGCTTCGTCGGTGACACAATCAAATGGAGTGATATGATTTAGTTTGATACAACGTTGGAGAACCCTGTCGGCAATAGAATACCGATAGGGTTTCTTTTTGATCGTAGCCTTATTATGATTACATTTGTTCGAGGTAGATCTTTTTGTCATGGTAGGGTGGGCGGGAATGAAAAAAAGGCATCCTCACGGACACCCTTTCCCTTTGGTTGAAAATCACTTAAAACATTATGAGTTACTACACCGCAAATATAGATAATTAAATACAAACTGCAATGGGTAAGGGGTATTATTGGATAGAGCCAGTGGATCAGACGTTAAATGATTTCCAATTTTATAAGGCACGTATCGTAGGCGATCCTGAATATGACGAGAAACATCATCGTGTTATATTGAGGACTGATAAGTATTTCCCTGTCGGAAGTATCTTCCATGTCTTAAAAGACCCAGAGATGTTTGTTATAGAGAGGAAGTTTAAGACATGGGGGAATAAGTATGTCGTTAAGCCTTGTGAGGGTGAATGGGAATGGGATTCTGTCCAGAAACTTAAAGACAAGGCTATTATATTCCGTAGCGGATTCCTGCACGGGGACGGCAGTTTCTGACACTTACCCGTATCTCCCCCCCCCTCGATTTCTTGGTATTTATGTATATAACTATATTTGAGCAAAAAATAAGTGTAATATGGCAGATTTTCAAGGTAAATACAATGGTGATCAGATAGAGCAGCTTTTGGATAAGGCTAATGATATTGATCTTACCAAATATGCTCTTAAGACGGATAATGCCCCTACCGCCACGAAATTACAGGCGGCTAGGACCATAGCGCTGTCCGGGGCTGTTATCGGTAGTGTCTCATCGGACTTCGGAGACAACGTAACTATCTCCACGACATTGGCCAATTTTGATGCCTCTAAGATCGCGTCCGGAACCATCAGCATAGATAGGTTACCTAAGGCGGCTTTGGAGAGATTGGTCGTGGTAGCTAATGATACGGCTAGATTCGCCCTTACCACCGCTACGGCTCAAAGTGGTGATACGGTAAAGGTCACGTCTACAGGTAAGATGTATCTGATAAAAGACGAGTCTAAATTGAACAGTGAGGATGGGTATGAGCCTTACACGGCCAGTCAGGCTTCCTCCGTGCCTTGGTCCGGGGTTACGGGCAAACCAAGTACCTTCACCCCCCCCACGTCCTCCGCTACCGTTCTTGGCGGTATTAAGGTAGGATATACGACTTCCGGGAAGAACTATAAGGTACAGCTGGATTCGTCCGGCAACGCTTACGTTAACGTTCCGTGGACGGATAATAACACAACGTATAATGAAGCCACGGCCGACACCTTAGGATTGGTTAAGATCGGCTATGCTTCTAATGGAAAGAACTACGCTGTGCTATTGGCTAATGGCAAGATGTACGTCAATGTCCCTTGGACTGACAGTAACACGACTTATACCCAAGCTACAAGCGATAATCTGGGTCTTGTTAAGATCGGGTATTCAGCTAACGGAAAGAATTACCCGGTAGCTCTTGACGGAAATGGTAAGATGTATGTGAATGTTCCGTGGACGGATACCAACACGACATACACCAATATGGGAGCCGCTTCTGCCTCAGCGGCGGGAAAGGCAGGTTTGGTCCCCGCACCTGCCGCCGGAGCGCAAGCCAAGTATCTTCGTGGTGACGGGACATGGCAAACCCCTCCTAATACCACATATAGCAACATGGGTGGAGCGACGTCCTCAGCCGCAGGGTCGGCGGGATTGGTACCCGCTCCGACTGCCGGCAAGCAAACCTCTTTCCTTCGTGGCGATGGTACGTGGGTGGTTCCGACAAATACCACATACGCCAAGGCCAATACCACGACATTAGGATTGGTGATGATCGGATATACTGAGAACGGTAAGAATTATCCGGTAGAGCTGGATAGTAGTGGTAAGATGTATGTCAACGTGCCTTGGACGGATACTAATACAACGTATGGTGTTGTAGGAGCTAACGGGTCCACAGGATTGGTCAAGAACGGCAGTACCGTGACAAGCGCTTCCGGCTATACCGCCTGTCCTATTGTCGGTGGTACCCCCTATTATAAGGATACGAATACTACCTACGCCAATATGAAGGCGGCTACGGCCTCGGCGGATGGTGCTGCGGGATTGGTTCCGGCTCCTGCCGCTGGTAAGCAGACGTCTTTTCTTCGTGGTGACGGAACATGGGTTGTCCCTACCAATACCACATACGGATTGGCCTCTACTACAGCTAACGGCTTGTTGAGACAGCTTAATGGTAGTACATCCAGTTTCATGCGTGGAGATGGCACTTGGGCTACACCTCCTAACACGACATACGCCGTAGCCGACGAGTCTACTAACGGGTTGATGGCGGCGGCTGATAAGAAGACCGTGAATAGGCTTATAGGGGTTAATACGGTCACGACATTAGCTAACCTGCCTATTAGCAAGAGAAGTATCACGGCCACGTTATCAGCCGCTACGACCTTATCCGTGGCGTCAGGTATGCAGATAGGAGAGGAGCTGATGATCAGGTGTGTCCCGTCTGCGGTCTTTACTCAAGCTATACCAAATTCAGGAGCTTATGTAAGCATGAGTGGTACTTCTATAACCACTACGGCTAACAAGCCTTTCGAGATAAATATCTGGTGTTACGCTTCAGGCAAGTATAGCATCGCTGTTAAAGAACAAGCTTAAAGAATAGATTATGGCATATACATATATAAACAGGGAAATATATCCCAATATGTTGGTTTTAGACGAACCTCTTGATGATAATTACGCTAAGGGTAATAGTTATGATGATTATATTAATGGCAATCCGATTCCATGGATAGAGCTGGGACAAGAACAACTTTCGTTCAAGGAAGCTAATCCTAAAGCCACGGTTAAGGAGATCATTGAGGCTAGATTAGATGAGTCAAGGGTTCTTAACGAGGAGAAATCGGCTAAATATGAGGAGCTGAGATCTTATGAGACTGAAAATCTCCATGAGTTTTTCTTGGATGATCAAGATATTTATATTCCTGAATATGACAGACGTAGCGCTTTGGCTGATGGGGCTATAGTCGGTAAGATAACGATTATGGGTCTGGAGTTCGATATGACGGAAGGCAAGATCTTGATCGGGATGATGGATAAGTACGATAACGATCTGACAACGGCGTTAGGGGACAAGCAAAAGCAGATCAGTATAGCCACTACCGTAGAACAGGTGAGAGCTGTCGATGTTCAGTCCGGCTATCCTGATAAGGTAAGTGTTACCACGGCGTACATCCAGCAACAGGCGAAGGAGAAGGATGCTCTCGATCCTCAAAAAGTAGCTGTCGAGTTTTCTAGGATGTTGGTTAATGACAAATCTTTATCCTTATCATCCAACGAGAAATTGGATGTTAAGGTCCTATTTCCTATATGGGGACAAGAAGGAGCGGAGTTCGGGCTATCCGTGGATACCGGATTTTGTCTTAGGGTAGTTAAGGAGGATACGGATATCCTTTACGAGGTTATCCAGCCTCATACGTTATCGTCAGAATGGGAGCCTGGACTCAGTACGGCCTCCTTATATAAGGTTGTTGACAAGGAGCATGCCGGGACTATAGGTGATCCTATCCCTTATTTCCCTCCTATGGAGATATTTAAGGATAAATATTACATTCAGAACGCTGACGTGTATAAATGCACAAGGGATAGTGGAACTCCTCTTAGTCATAATTTAAAGGACTTAGTAGGGTTGTATGTTGAGGTTGTACAGGGCTAGTCGTATCTACCCCCCCCCTATATTTGACGTGTAATTAAATATAGATTATTTTTGGCATAATAAAAAGACATTTTTTAAATCATTTGAATATGGCATCACAAAAATTTGGTTTCGTAACCGTCGACCCGGTATCAGGATCAGGAGATCAGGCGGTTAATTTCTCCGGTGAGAAACACACCGGTCGTCTTCAACGCACTATCAACCTTACAGTCACCACGAACGGCGGGGCTAAGAAGGCGTTGGTAGTTAATCAGGCAGCGGCTGCTGAGGTGGTAAGACCAGACAGCCTTAACGCTTCCGTACAAAAGACAGGCGGTAATGTTACCATCACCGGTAAGTCTAACAGTACTAAGCTTACGTTCGCGGTCACGCCGACTAAGGAGAACGGGCTTACGTTAAAGCTCCCGGCTAACTACACGGCGGCTGGAAAGACTACGGCTAACGGAGGGATTATCGCCGGCGATCCCGGAGCCGCTGGCGAGTTCGTTTGGAGCATCACGATCTCGGGCGTACCGGCCAACGACACGATCGAGGAACTGACAGCTATATTGAAGGTAACTGCCGATGGTGACCATGTAGCCAACGTGACGGTAACGCAAGCCGCTGGAGACTCTGCTATCGAGCTTGACAAGGAGACTATTAACTTGGATGTAAATGGTACTCAACAGACGGTTGACGTAACATCTAATGACAACTGGACATGGGCGCAAGCTGCGGCTAGAACCGTATTGAGAATGATGGGACGATAATCAGTTTCTTTTCGCTTACTCAGATCCCGATCGACTTAGGCCGGTTGGGATTCTCTTGTTTTATTATCTTTGTGAGTAGAAGATAACTAAAGGATATAATTATGAGTGATTTGAATGTTAATTGGAAGGACGGGGTAGGCGAGGTAACGGACCAGCCTCTGACCGTCAGCCCCGGGTCCGGGACCGGTAGCGCCGCTGTTTCCTTTGGCTCGGTAATGAACAAAGGTCTTGACCGTACTCTTGAGTTGGAGATAACAACCCCCAAAGGCGTTAAGAAGACGCTTACGGTGAATCAGGAGGGATGTAGGCAGGCTTATATCACAAGCGACGGTAAACGGTGGCTGACTAGCGACAATCGGGTGTATGGGGTGTTGAAGAGTGACGCTCCGTGTCAGTGCAACGGTACTCGCCTTATTTCTTATGTCCGTCCTGATGGAAGCATAACGGACGCACCTTCCGATAATTGTATAGGCGTTGTCCTTAACGCTCAAGGTAAGAGATTTATGATTGAGAAATATGAGGATCTTAATGAAAGCTATGTAACAGCCGGAGCCGGGAAGGACAGCACTTCCATTTTTTATTGGGGTGGATATGGTACGGATCAGACCGGCATTACAAATTATGACAAAGTAGATGGAAGTGATATTAGAGGTTACCTAAAACCGGAGTCGGGTTCATACAATGGTACCCCCTAACCTTTCGGCAAATATTACTGCCTGGACAAGCGGGGCTTTATCTGATTGGAATGGAAAATCCAATTCAGAGATATTAAAAGGAATAACTACCGGTGGTGGGTCTTATACTTCCTATGCGACAATTGGCCATGTGCTTAATACGTTCTTAGCTAGTGCTGACGCTAAAGGATATGATGATTGGTATATCCCATCATGCGCTCAACTTGCGTTAATATTTATGAACTTGACGAGTGTCAATAACGCATTATCGGCTATTGGTGGACAACAACTCAGTCCATCCAAAGCCTATTGGGTTAGCTCAGAGTTTGACTCCAACAGCGGGCATCGCGTGTACTTCAAAGATGGCAGCGTGAACGGCAGCAGTAAGGGCAGCCGTTATAGTGTGCGGTTCATCAGGGACATTTAACCATGGAACTGCTTTGTTTTTACAAAATTTGTAATTACATTTGTGGCGCATGTCCATCACCATGCTTTCGTCGCTAATTTATTAGGTGATTAGGTGATTATATACCAATTTACACCGATATAACTTGACGCTTCGTAGCCCCGGCCAACGCCGACGGCTCCACGTCCCCTACCCGGTTCACCACCGGTGAGATATCTTTGGTTTGGCCTATGAGATTAGTCTTCTCAAGGCCAAATCTTTTTATGTTCCTTGCCGCCAGCAGATCCCTGTCATTTACGGCGCCGCACTCAGGACAAACCCATGTACGATCCGACAACTTAAGATCTCGATGTACGTATCCGCATTCGCACAATTTCGAGCTGGGATCGAACCTTCCTATCCGAATCAAGTTTCGTCCGTACCAGTCCGACTTGTATTGCAACATCCTGAAGAACTCGCCCCATGAGACACTAGCGATACTATTAGTGAGGCGATGGTTTTTCATCATCCCCTCGATATTAAGATCCTCAATGACAATCGTTTGGTTCTCACGTATTATCTTGGAGGATACCTTGTGTAGGAAATCTTGGCGTTGGTTATGGATCCGTTCATGTAGGGATGCTACGGCTAATCTCGCCTTGTTACGTCTAGCGCTACCTACTTTCTTGCGAGCTAATCTTCTCTGCAATACCTTAAGTCTGGCGGTACTGTTCTCCAGATGTTTCGGGTTCTGGTACACATCCCTGTTTGATAGGACGGCGAAGTCCTTTATCCCTACATCGATCCCCACGGTCTTGTCGGGATTGATGACCGGTTTGGTGGGTAGGTCGGCGCCGTTATCGACAAGGATAGATACGAAATACTTGCCTGTTGGGGTCTTCGATACCGTTACCGTGCCTATCTTGCCGTTGAAAGTCTGATTGGCGTAGAACCTAACCCATCCGATCTTAGGTAGCTTGATTCGATTGAGTTCAAAATCCACGGCGCATCCTTGTACTTCTTTATAAGAATTACGGCTGCTCTTTTTGGACTTAAACTTTGGGAATCCGGCGTGTTCCCTGAAGAATTTAGTGAATGCCTGATCCATGTTCCTTATGGATTGCTGCAAGGCCGCAGACGAGACTTCCTTTAAGAAGGAGTAATTTGGGTCTGATTTAAGTCCGGGTAATAACTTGCAGAGATCGATGGCGGACATGCTTACCTTACTTTCCTGATACGCTTTTATCCGCCGTTCCAAAGCCCAGTTATAGACAAGACGACAGCAGCCGATCGACCTGTCAAAGAACTGTCGTTGAACCGCCGTGGGTCTTAATCTATATCTGTACGCTTTAATCATACAACAAAAGTATAAATTTAATAGGATATATACAAATTATTAAGTATATTTGTAGTGTAAAATAGTATATAATTACCTAATTTTAATAACGTGGAGAAGATCGATGTTTTCGATGTTCAGATCCCTGATGGAAGACAAATCCGTTGTATGTCGTATAATAAGGTTACTTATTTTGATCTTGACGATATATGTAAGTTATGTTTCAGTTCATATGATTTACATGATGTGGCTGATACCAAGGTTATGAGTGAGTTCCTGCACCGTGATGGTGATCGTTATTGGGTTACGGTAGATGGCGTAAGGCAGTTGTATCGTAGGATTGAGTGCAAGATGTGTTTTGAGGTTATAGAAAAATTAAAAAAATTATGAGAGAGCAGGAATTTGATTTCGTGGTATATCCGTTGAAGTTGATTATCACGGTAGGATTGGATTACGAGACGTTATGTAACCGTTTCGAGAACATGGAGCCGGATCATAAGGGAGAATGGGGTGATAAGGATGATATGGATAAGGAAGCGTCTTTCGTGAATCTGGTAAGGGATAAGGACGATGACGGTCAATTCGCTATACTTTGGAATTTTTCAAGCGACGATGATATAATGATGAGAAATATATGTCATGAGTCGTTCCATATAGCCATGAGCGTGTGCCAGTTCTGTAATATGTCGCTTGGATTTAAGGTTGGAGAGGATGAGCATGCGGCGTATATAGCCGGCTTTGCTGGTGATTGCGTTAGTAAGTTCATCAATAGCAAGAATACGGATTAAGTCGTAAATTATATAAGGAATATAAGAATATCAGCCTCCGCTTATTTGTGGGGGCTTTTTGTTTATCTTTGTCAAAAACATGAAGTTATGTCAAGTTGCGTAATTAAAAGAAATAGTAAGGGTAAGATAACCCGTGTCTTGACTCCTTCCGGAGAGGTATCTACCTTGTTCGATAAGATAGCGGGTATAGCTACCGTAAGTGACCTTAATAAGGCCGCTGAAGCTTATATGACTATTTATAACGATAAGTTCAGGTCTAAGTTCGGAGACTGGACGAGATCCGTGCCAAGGAATAAGGAGGCGGCCAGATCCATAAGCGCCAGACTTAGCGCCAGCGAGTGGGGGCAACTTATGTCAGCCAAGGTCTTGTCCGCCATAAGCGATATGGATGCCCCGGCGTTGGCCAGAAGCCTTGGGAATAGCGACAATGTCGTGGCTTATCTTACCTCCGGAGAGGTAGGTGATGTCAATGATATGGCTGTGGTAGATACGTCCACGGTACAGGAGGTGGATCTGGATTCCATAAACGAGGATAATATTGGCGATACGATACTGAAAGAGGCGTCATGGGATGATATAAGGGCTATCAGGGAGAATATAGATATTAAGGAGACAGCCCGTATGTTATGGAAGGCCGTGGAAAGCGCTTTTACCGGGCAACGACCTAATATCAGGGTGAAGGGTGGAAATATAGATGGTGAGATCATATTTTCTGGTAATGTCTTGCCTTTAAATGATATCGAGAATTATACGCCTCCATCTTCAAGATTGGTATATGATTCCGGTGAGCCTCGCCTGTTCTTTAGATCGGATGATGGCAAGGTATATGATACTTACGCCAACGCCATAAAAGGCTCGTCCGGCGGGCGGGTCGAGGCCGGGTTCTTGGCCGGCAGTGTCGAGGAGAGCGACATCCCTACCGGAGCGACGGACATCTCCTTTGGCTCTTCTTCCATAACTCTCAATAACAAGGAGTCATTCATCCCTGTCCTTAGCATCAGCTCCGATTCTGATATAAGCACCCGTGGAGGCTTTGTTAATTACCTTATCAAGAAAGGTATGTTAAGCGGTGAGCGTATAAGGCTGGGGGATAGATATTATCTTACTGGAGCCGGCAACTCCGATGGTCTTAAGATTTATAACGCTATGGATGCCTTATCCAGCATCAGGAATAGATTTGGAAGTCAGTCCTCCGAAATGAACGTATTGGGTTCTATAGGTTTTGATACGGAGGTAAGTAATGATCTTGATCTTATCACGACATCGGGGGAGAAGGTTACGGTAAGCAGATCGGAGATCAAGGGCATGTTAAGGCAAGGTAAGTTTGAGGAGCTTAATAACAAGTATGATGGATTCATGGAGCTATCCTTGTCGTTGATGATGGAGGATAACGCCTTGTACGGAAGTAATGTCCGTGGGGTTATTGAGAATGAGAAGGCGGAGGATCTTCAGAACAGGACTGATATCACCAACATCTTATCCACGTTAGGTATCCGTGTGATGGGTATGTCCGAATATATGGATAAGTATAAGATGCGTAATGGTGTCGAGCCTTCGGCTAGGGCCTTATCCGATATGGCTAATGGGGTTATTGCCTTGGCTGAGGGGGCTACGGTAGAGGATCTTAATGAGGAGGTGGCTCACTTCTTGATCGATACTTATCGTAACCAGCAGGAGATCGATGAGATTCTAGACTCGGTTGTCGGCACGCCGCTATGGAATCAATTCGCTGGTCGTTATTATGAGGTATATGGGAAGGAGTACCAAGGAGAGGAGCTAGACCGGATGGTGAAGCGGGAGATCCTAGGCAAGACGTTGGCCCAGCGGTTCGTTCCGGGCATGGAACAGGCGGTGGAGGATCTGACCTCGTCCGAGGACGCCCAGCTCTCCTTGTTTGGCAGGATAATCCGGGCTATACGGAATTTCTTCTCTACTCAAAGATCAGACTTGAATAAGGTTCTTGATAGGATAAAGGAGTCGGCGTTAGCTGATGATCCAAGCGCATTTGACGTGCTTCTGTTAAAGGATAGCGACCATCTCATGTACTCATTATCGGATGTTGACGTGGCTAATAAGTTGATCAAGAACGGGAGGTCATTGGAGAGGCTATACACTAGGTTACAGAGGATGAGGTCAAGCCAGAGCCAGAGGATCGGGGAAAGCATCTCCCTTCTCCGTGATATAGGCGAGAAGGTGAGACAAGTCGGGGGTGAGCTTAGTAAGAACAACAACCTGTTATCCACCAAGAGTGTCATAGCTACAGCCAAGGCCGAGGTAGAGTATTTGGTTACGGTCGCCAGTAGCCTACGTAAGAGCGGAAAAGGATTGGATTATGAGACGATACAGGTTATCGATAACGTATATGGGGAGATAGTTCCTCTGATCAGGAACCTTCGTGGATTCGTCAATAATCAGGCGGCTGATTATTATGGCAGCAATAAGGTTGGCATGGTAGAGGATATGGATGATATATTGCGGATGGCTGAGACATCTATGTCTGATATAAACGCCCTCCGTAGTGATCGTAACGAGGATTGGCTGGATGGACAGCTTCGGATGTTTAATATTCCGGAAAGATATTGGAATGGGATAAAGAAGTTGATAAATAACATCCATAAGGATATCAATGTCATGTCTCGGTTTTTCGGGACGTTAGAACATAGCGGGAACGCTATCTTAGGCATGTTAGGGCAACGTCTTGCCAAGGCTTATAACGATGCTCATGTTGAGGGTGTGGCTAATATCAATAAGATGACTAGGATGATGAAAGAGCGTGGATGGGGGATAAAGGATAATGAGGATCTTATACAGAAGATAAATGGGAAGAACTCGGATTACCTTGACTCGTCCCGTGATTTCGCCAAATACGATTTACTATACAGGACCGAGCAGGCTAAGGCTATTATCGATATATATGATCTTAAAAATGTCATGGGTAAGACCGAGAAACAACTTATCGATCTTCTTCTATCCGATAGAGGCCTTAAGGTGAAGACCCGTGACGACATAGTAGGATATGACGGGGATAAGCCTATTGCGAAGGAGGTATATCATGTATTCAAACCTACCATCCAGAATTTTGATATCTCGGACATGACGTTCGAGGATCAGCAACGATATCTCGACGCGATAAATAGGTGGTTGGATGAGAACCGAGAGAAACCTATGGTGCAGGCTTATTACGATAAGATCGAGAAAGTTAATAAGAAGGTCGAGGAAAGACTGGGTCGTAGGGTATCGCAAGCCACGTCCGATTTCATGACCCGTATCCGCAGGAGCCGGTATGTGGCTATGGATAAGTTCGTGAGGAACGGGAAGGTCGATTGGAAGGCGTTTCAATCCGATCCTATAGCTTGGAGATCTTATCTGGATATTTTACGTGACAGGGCTATAGCTAAGAGCGAGTGGTATTCCGATGGGACACCAAAGGAAGAGGGATCAGAGGCTCTGATGATGTCCGAGGAGATCAAGGCCTGGGACGAGGCATGGGCCGAGGAGTTCGGGAATACCAACGAGGGTCGTAAGGCCTCCGCCGAGTTCAAGGAGATACTTCGTGGGATAGAGCGGTCCGAGGGCGGCAAGGCGGCGTTTGAGTTCCTGCTAGCCGGTGGTCATCTTGGCTTCTCCAAGGATATGTGGGGATCCGAAGAGGGTGATTATTACGAGAATCTGGTGGATAAGATCACGGAGCAATCTGTATCATCATCAAGGATAGAGAAGGTAGAGGAGGCGATGGCAACAATAAATGAGATTAACGATCAGTTAAGACCTTTGCTTATCCAGTACCGTGATAGCACGAGATACGGGGAATATGATTTCGATAGGTTGCGTGGATCCGCCTCGTTAAGGAAAATAAACGAGCTATATGACCGTCTGGCCGAGGCTAAGAGCGTTATTAACGCCGCCGCTTCCGCTGAGGATATTGAGATGGATATGCCCGATACGGTGGAGAGTGGCGTTACAGATTCCTACCGTAACGCGCTAAGAGACGCCGTGACATACGACAAGGGAATGGATGAGATTAAATTCGCCAAGGAACATATGTCCGCCCGCTCCCGGAGTCAGGTAGATAGGATGGCCGCCAAGCTGTCGCAGAAGAATCCATCATGGACATCCATGGAGACAATGTTCCTTAGAAAAAAATACGGTCCTGATTTCAGTGATAAGCTGGCTAATGATATAGCTATGGGTAAGGCTAATAGTATACTTATTGAGTACGCCAGAACCCGGCTATATCCTTATATGAGAAAATACTCTCCCAAAGGGTATTCTGATTTTGTCAGGAAGATAAATAACGGTACGTATAAGGTGTCGGACTTTTTTGACGCCATGGAAAGTGGTATATCCAAGGAAGAAAGTGTGTCCCGTTTCGGCTTCGATATTAATATGATTGACTTGTCGATCAACAATCAATGGTTGGACGAGGCTGATTTCGAGAGTTCTTTCCGGAATCCTAATTATAATCCCGATCTAGGTTATGGATATCATACTCCTAGGTTTGATAAGTACAAAAACGAGGCTTTCTTCAAAAAATACGGTATTACCAAGGAAGGAGAGGAAGCCACGATCAACAAGGATAAGTGGGAGATGAGGAAGGAATTGCTTAACATAAGCCGTAAGGCTATGGAGGATTATGATGAGCGTTTCAGGAATATCTACCAGATACCACAAATATCCAAGGGCGGCGTGGAGAGGATGGTGCAGGCCGGGGTTGACCCGAAGGCGGCTATCGGCAACGCCGTACGTGATATCGTTGGCGAGAGGGTGGATGACCCTATACATGGTCAGGGACAAGACCTAGGAGGGCTTGATGAGAACGATAACAAATATCGTATGATCCCCAAATACTATCTTAGTAAGTTGGAGAACGCCGATGACGTGTCCCATGACTTCGCCTACTCCTATTCCATGTTATCCTTACAAGCGACCTCTTACAAGTATAAGAGGGCGGCCTTGGATGATGTCATGGGGTACAGGAACATGATGCTGGAGACGCAATACGACGGCGGTAAGAACCCAGAGGCCACTCACGCCTATAGAATGTTTCAGGACTGGGTTAACGCCAGTATCTATGATGTTAGGATAAATAATAAGCGGGCAGAATGGAATATAGGTAATTATAAGGTCGATCTTAATAAGCTGGCTCTTATGTTTACCAAATTCGTATCCAAATCCAACTTAGGCTTCTCCCCATTCGTCGCGGCTACCGGCGCCCTTACCGGGCAGGCCAACTTCCTTTTGGAGGGTATGGTAGGGCAGTATATAAGCAAGGACTCCATGAAATACGCCTATGGGGAAGCCCAGAAGCAGTTAAGTACGTACGTGTCGGAGATCGGGGATATAAACCGCACCAACAAGCTATATGTCGTTGGAGAGGCTCTAGGCGTGTTCAATGTCCGTAACCGTGTACGATCGGCAGCGTATAACAAAATCTGGAGAACCTTATTCCGGGACCTGCCGTTTAAGATGATGGAGGTTCTTAACTCCCCGTTGGATCCGCAGGTCATTATCTCGGTCATGGATGATACCCGCCTATACGAGGGTCAGTTCTGGTCATACTCCAATTTCAAGGAGATGATGATGAAAGACAGAAATATGTCCGCTAACGAGGCTAAACGTGATTGGGAGCGTTTAAGGGATTATTCCATATGGAACTTAGTAAATGTCAAGGACGGGAAGATCGTGGCTAAAAACGAAGCTAATAAGGATATTATAGAAAGATACATACCTACCTTGTCCAGTAGGGTCAGGAGCATGGTGCAGATCTGCGACGGCGCCTTGAATGAGCAGAACCGGGTGGGGGCTAGCCGGAACGCGATCCTTAATATGGTGCTTCCTCATCGTGGATGGTTTATATTGGCCGTGCAGCGGGCATATAAGAAAGCCGGTTTTAATTTCCAGACCAACCAGTTCGAGGAAGGATATATGAGGACATTATGGCGATTGGCGGGGAATGTCTATAATACGATGTCCGAGGGTCGTATGGGAGAGGTGTATGACGTGCTTAAGGAGGAATATGATAAGCTTACACCTTATGAGCAGGTTAATATCAAGAGATCTATTATCAATATGGCGGTATTCGCCACGATGATGGCTATAGGAAGGGCCTTGATGGGATATAGGGAGGATAATGAGGATAGCTGGTTCGGGCAGTTCATTACCTATATCGGGTTCAGGACGATCAATGAGATCGCTTCCCAGACATCCCCGTTCATGGAGCTTAACGCCATAGATATGCTGCAAGATCCGCTGGTTACGGCCCGGAAGTTAGGCGATCTCACCGATCCTCGGAACTGGGATCCGTTCGCTACCGTCCAGACCGGCGTGTATAAGGACGAGAGCAAGCTATGGAGGCAGCTCATGAAGTTCTCGTTTGGTAAGCAATGGTATAATATCAAGACGGCTAGGGATATTAAACAGACATCCGACTACTGGCTGATGACCAACGGCATGACGATGGGATTCTTCCTAGGTGGTAGGAATAAGGATGAGTCCGGGGAGGACGCTAATTGGTATTTTGATAGAGGAAGATAGCTGATATAGTATGACAAAAAAATAGCCAGTCAATTGTTTAAGACAATTTGATTGGCTATTTTTGTATTCCTATCTATCCATCTCGGACGGATGGGAATAAATATTCTATTCATGAATGCAAATGTAAGCATTTATTAGGATTCTTCAAATAGCCAAAATTAAATTATACAAAATAAATATAAATTATTGTTATTTCGGTTTGTAGCATAAATATTATGGTTATATTCGCATCATGAAACAATGAATGACGGGATCTCACTTCAAGGTCATTCAATGTGTAAGATATTTTTGGCTCATTAGGATTTGTCGAGGTGAGATCCGACATTTCCTTTTGAGCCTATTTTTTTATATTATGGATAATCTTGTTTTTATTAATGAATCTAATGATGTGTTGACAGACAGCTTGAGAGTAGCTGTTAAATTTGAGAAGGATCATAGCAAAGTTATAAGATCTATAGATGATTTGTTAGAAAAGAGTTATGTTATTGATACTGAATGTAATCCAAAAATGGATTTACATAAAATGTTTTGTTTATGCTATGATGACATACCTCAACCTAATGGTGGATTTAGAAAATCCAAAAGATATGTAATGAATAGGGATGGATTTACTATACTTGTCATGGGGTTTACTGGTAGCAAAGCTATAAAATTTAAATTGGAGTACATGAATGCTTTTAACGAAATGGAGGCATCCATAAAAAAGAATCTTCCACATAATTACATAGAAGCATTAGAGGCGTTGTTGGTATCCGAGAAAGAAAAGCAGGCGTTAGCTGAAGCTAAGAAAGCGGCAGAGGAGGCTAAGAGAATATCCGACAATATTATCAAAGAACAAGCTCCCAAAGTAGGATTTGCTGAAACAGCTATTATGGCCAATGACAAAGGTGATGATATGTTGATTCGTGATGTTAGGAGAGAACTTGAGTCTCATGGATGTGATATAGCGGAAAGATCGTTAAGAGAGTTTTTACAAGAGCAAGGTTTCTTTTACAAGAATAAAAGAGAATGGATATTAACAGAGAATGTTATGAAGAAGGGTTACGCACATTACAGATACAATACGGATACCGGGATCAGGAATACGGTTTATATGACTAGGAAGGGATTTGAGAAAACGTTATATAATATCAAGAACAAACCTCAATCAAGAGAGTCTTTCATCTCTTTCGGGGGTAAGATATTTGATTAAGATAGTAGAAGGATAGGAAATTATCATCCTATCCTTCTTATTTTCGTTATCGGTTATTATATTTATACACAAAATCATCCACATCCATATACTCGCACCCGAAGTTCTCCGCCGTCTTCTTATCGGAGTCGGAGAACTGCCCTTCTTTTCCGGAAGCGTCCCCAATCATCAAGATAGTATCATATACGATCTTTTCTTCCTCATCTTCATCATCGTTCATGTATTCTACGAAATCCATATACTGCTTTATCATCCCTGTATTTGGCTTCCTATTGGCATTGCGCTTATTATTGCTGTCACAGTAATAAGCGCTTACGGATATATCCGTGTAATCTTCCAAGGCGTTTGATATGTAATCGAATTTATACTCAAACATCTCTCTGTCTACGAATCCTTTTTCTATGCCTCCTTGATTTGATATGATCAGTATATCATCAGGAGCGTAATTTTTGATAGCCTCAAACACGTCGAGTTTGATTTTCATATCCCATATACCTTTAGGGAATGTATCCCCTGATACCGTCTCAATCAGTGTCCCATCTAAATCTGTTATTAACAATTTACACTTTTTCATGATTCAAAATTTAAATGATATATAATTACCTATCTTATAATAAATTATTTTGTCTTAATAACACCAGCATCTTATCCCAATCCACATATCCTTTATCCGTAAGTGGAGTGCCGATATCTCCGTATATTCTAACTTCTCCCTTTCTTACCTTATTCGTCTTATTCATCTTATCAAATTTTTATATCCTATTTTCTTTAACTGCTCTTCGGTAGCTTTCTCCTTCGGGAACTTCCCGTGCCATTTACCGGGTACCACGACATCACGCCCGTCTGGGCTGGTAGCCAGCCTCCCGCATTCGCTGCACAACCCCATGCCCTTGTACGGCTGTAGTCCCTTGGCATAGTCAAATTTATCCACCATATACTCGTTTGTCAACATCCAGTAGCTAGACGTGGCGGTATTATCAACACAACCGCATTTAGCGCATACAAATAAGCTCATATTTTAGTATCGTTAAATGTCGTTATCCTTATCATCGTCAATCCTCTCCACTTTAATTGTTCCCATATCACCTGAAGGTAACGTGATATCACTATACACGTTATTCCAGTTCTCGTCAATGGCCAACTGATGTAATATCGACCTATATATCTGGTAGGTGTTACCGATAAGTCTCTTCCTATTTATCTTATCCTTACTGCCTCCATCATACCCTATATGCTCAAAATCCTCAAGATCTGGGAACAACCTTCTTCTTATCGCTCGTGAGTTATTGACTATAAAGCTTCTTATCCCCAGCGTTTCCGTTCTATCCATATCATTTATCAAAGTTTCCGTGGTATGCTGAAGATCCATGTCTCCGGCTGCGTATCTGCTTATGTCCTCCACGCACCGGGATATCAGCATCAGTTGTTCCCTTGTCAATGTTATTTTATAAAGTTGTTTGTTGTTCATATCCTTCTATTTTATTTATCATCTCGAATATTTTCACCGCTATCAACGGCACTATGGCATTACCATAAGCCTTTATTGATTCTTTTCTCCATTTCCCGTAAGGAATGGTAAGGTTGTCCACATTAAAGGGTAGCCCATCATTTCCTCTACAAATAGGGGACTGAGTTGGAAAACTCTTCCATTGAGTCGATCCCCGTCCATCCCAATCACGGCAGGCATATTTCTTAAAGAGTCTGTTCTCGGTGCTCCGTTGCTTTTTGTCATCTTCCTTATCGTACAAGAACCTGTGTGATCTGAGGCCACTGGTGTCGGTAATAAGTCTCCGTATTTTATCCCTTGTTTGGGAAGTGAACTCAAATCCATGAATCTTGTCTTCCCGTCCTTGTCGCAAACCTTCAACCCTTGCGTCTGAACAGTCGGAAGCAATGAACCATATCCTATACCGTTTATGTGGCGCTCCGACACCGCAAGCTGGAACAATGATCGGTTGGACGGAATATCCTTCACGTTCAAGATCGTCGCAGATGGTATTGATGATATATTCTTGCTCAAGTATCGTTTCCTTGTAATTTTCTTCATCTTGATCACTTTTCGTTTCCACGTCAGTTTCACTACCGGGTTGAACCATATTGGTGATTCCAGCAACATTCTCGCCAATAACCCAGAGCGGTCTTGTCTCTCGTATGACTCTAAGCATTTCCGGCCAGAGATAACGGTTATCATCCGCTCCCTTTCGTTGTCCAGCGACGCTAAATGGTTGACAAGGGAAACCTCCGGTGAGCACGTCGATTTTCCCTTTCCATGAAGTGAAATCAGTTCTTTTAATATCTTCATATAATACTGTTTTTGGAAAATAATATTTTAATACACTTTGACAGAATGGATCTATCTCGCATTGAAAGACATTGTTCCCTTACATGGCTCATTATGGTCGTAGCTTAATACCACAAGCAGCTCCACGCCATTCTTGTATATCACATCACCTTCTTTCATTTCGTCTACTTTGTTAATCTCATTATCAATATGGTAAAGTTGGATATTATCCATACTATAGATATCCAGAACGTTGTACTTAACATAAGACCTATATTCTTAGGTATAGGATCTACTCTCCTGAATGTCAGGATCATGTATATAAATGTTTTTATATTCATAATTTACGATATTTTCCTATATAGTTAACTATCAAGTCTTTAACCCCTTTTGGGACATCTACCAGTTTGAGATTACCTTGGAATATGTCCTTGCCGTACTCATCCATAATCTCCCCGAATGAAGGATTCATGACTCTTGTTGACATAGATATCGGTTGATCAGTGTCAAATTTGACAACGATCTTCTTCCCGCCGTTTATCGCCTTTTTAAAAGCCACGTAAAGCTTTCGACCTTTTATTATATCACAATTCCCTTTCAGGATATTAGACATATGTATGACATATTCTTTCTTCGCATCTCCGGGGTTGTTCATAAGCTTAAGATCTCCTCCGGTATCTCTCCATTTCCTGAAGCATGGGAAACATAGACCGTGATTTGCCTTAGCGTGTCTAGGTATCATCCTACTGCTGCCGGCTGGGATCGTATCGCCACAGCAGATACACGTCCTATCCTTGTTGGTGCGCATCGGCACATAGCTCTTTATTGGGTATTCTTTTCTTTTATACATCTTCTTCTGTTTTCAAAATTATCATCACCATACTCATAATTAGGACAAGCCTTGTTGCTTGGCTGTCTCGCATAAGTCTTTTGCTTCCTATTATATTTCCTATTAGGGTTTATATAATGGTCACACACTTGCCAAACGGAGCAACATACTTTCCCGTATCTTTTCGCCCACTCATGGTCATGTAGATGTACGCAAGTAGCGCAAGTTGGATTCTTGAGCTTATCCTTGTTATCATCTATGATCTTATTGACCCGATCAAGAATAACGGACATATGCTCAGTATACATAACATTGAATACGTCCGGTTCTGGAAGATATGTCATCGAGCTTATATCTATGTCCATTTCCTTAGACTTATCGTAAGCCGATTTGTATTTCCTTATCATCAAATCCTTTAATTGATTTACTTTTCTCTCGTAAGTCCCCATATTTCATTCGGTTTTCCATCCTTGTTTCTTCAATAGATCCACCATCATCCCCTTTATCTTAGGACTGATAGCCTCGGTAAGTATATCAGCGGCCAAGTTAATAGAGAAGTTTGTCATTCTGGATTCTCCTATATACTTCTCGCTGGTAACTTCTTTCACATAATCGTGGATATCCTTAATCATCTCATTTTGAGATCTTAGTAGGTCCAGTATCTCATCGAGTTTATCATTCATTTTTTTTCTCAAATATACCTGACAATAACCAGACAACCACTATCAAAAAGAAACACAACCCAAGCGCCTCATCCGGATAATCATGCATCGCCTCTAAAATGTCCCTCATAGCTTAATGTCCATTTTGCCAATTATACGATAGAAAATATCCCTAGTCAGCTCAATATCGTAAGTAGCGTCATGAAGCTTATTCTCGTCGATCTCAATACCCATAGTTCTGGCTACGGTCATCAACTTAAAGTTCTCCATATCGTTTCTTACACCCATCAGGAACGGTGTCACCATAACATATACATCCATACAGTTAGGATAGAACCATGATCCGAAATACTTATCCCCACATTGCTGGAATAAAGCCCGTAGGAAGCTGTTATCGAATCCAGCGTTGTTATACCCCACTAAATACATTTTATCCCTCTTATCAAACTTATTCACGTATTTGGATAATATACCAACTAACTGCCTGTACCCTTCTTCCATAGGTTGATACGACTGTATCTGCTCCAAGGTAACGCCAGCCACGTCCAGCGCCTCTTGCTCTATCGTGGCGGCAGGGTTCGGGGCTAGGCGGATGTCGAACCTCTCAGCCTCCTGCCCGTCGATATCCACGATCCCTCCTATTTGGTGTATCCCGTTTCTCCAGAACTTAACCCCGGTTGTCTCTAAATCGAAAAATAGTAATTTGCTCACGTTGTTAAAATTATTCGTTTTTTAATGCTTATATCCCTAATATTTCTGCTACATAAACAAATCCGTAGCATATACAATCATTATGTTTCTCATGCCATACGACGGCGCACGGGAAATATAACGGCATGTCCTCAGCCATAGGATCCTCTTTGAGGTCATCGATGTTTATCTTCTCCCTCCACCTCCATAGGTCTTGGATATCGTTCAAGATCAATTTGTTCATAACAATCTGGTTTTTAATGTTGATACAAAAATACAATTTAAACAAAAATAAAAGCATGAATAATATTAAAATAATATTAATCATGCTTAAATATAAATATATCCCTTCTAGTTCTCACGGATATACGTATTCGTACTCATCTGGAGGGGATGTCTTATATTCAACATCGCACTCCATATTGGTGTAATAGTTATCCCCTTTTCTGTATACTAACGCTACCCAACAGTCATATTTTTTGCTGTATCCTATAAGAGGGACATTAGCCATAGGGGGGTTATTCTTTGTCTTGTATTTTATTCTTGTTATCTGTTTCATGTAGTGATTCATATAATCCGCATTTAAATTTAAACAAATCCATCATCAATGAGAATAACGCATCTATAAGATGTTTCTCCTTGCTCCAATATATAGGAATATCATCTATATCCCTATATAATGCAAACCATGCGTTTTCTAGCTTATAACATTCGAATGTACAACCCTCTATCTCATATGGGAGCAAATTCAGTAACGTCCCTACATCCCAAACAGGGTTGGATATATCCGGGGTAACGGCCTCGATCAGTCCTATACGACCAGCGTCATCCTCCATAGAATGCAATGAGTCAAGGTACTTGTCTCTGAAGCCGATGGCGGTGGAGATAGGGAGGCCGGCCTCGACCAGCACCCTCCCCTGTTCTTTTGTGGTGAATATCCTTTCTTTCATCTAACCCTTGATCTTTTTCTCTACAGTAACAATCGTATCATTATGCCATCCCCCATGAGCTACGAGAAGAATCTCCTGCTGCTCGAAGCCAAGCCCGGACCCTATACCGCCGGAGTTCCACGCGCAGGTAATGACCACCCCGCCTTTCTTGGTGATCCTAGCTATCTCCTTCTTCTGTTTAGCCCAATAACTGGATTGTGTTGTTTGCATATTAACAGATTCTCCAAGCCTTTTATATGACTCGGACACCTGTCTAGCGGAATATGGTGGATCATATAGTACCATATCAGCTATATTATCATCAAGATGACACAAGAAGTCCGTGGCGTCTTTATGATACATAGCCTTAGTCTCAGGATCAAGATCGTTGGTTATCGTCCCTATATCGCTGTTTCTGGCGAATGGATCCACTATAACCATCCCCTCTTCTCGATATTTATCTATAAGTTCCCTTATCGGTTTTATGCTGAATGTCTCGCTGTTCGGCATTGACCATGTCTTGTTTATGATCATATCGTTGCAATTGTGTTCTCAAATTATTTGTTAAAAGTGTAATATAAATATAAATACATAAATTGAATAGGGCTATTCACCATGCCCTTATCAGTAGGATCATCGTATTTGTCAAGCCAAAGACGAAGCGCCTCCCAATCGATATCCTTACGGTCACATACCATGCAGGCTAGGTTAGCCCCGAACAGCTCCCCGTCGCCGCCCAGCGACTTGTTAAACCTCTTGGCTAGTCTTTCCTTGAATCCCTTGCTATACCATATCCCGGAGGTAGCGGCATAGCAATAATAAGCGTTGTACTTCATTTTCACGCCCATCTTCTCAAACAATGGTGTATGCCATATCCGATCTAAAAAGAACACTATTCCACGATATATGAAGGTTCGGAGATTTTTCCTATATTCTTTCCCCAAGAAATTATCCACACAAGATATAGTCCCACCTGAATAATACCAGTTATTGGCACCTCTCTTGACCTTATCCGTCATCTTGAACTTATTTTTCCTATCCTCTACTCTATCCCAAGGCTTTAATTTATCCTCGTTAAATGTCGGGCAATAATGATAGTAATGATTGATCCACGAGAGGTAGGGGTTGTATATCGTATATCCATTGTCGCTGACATATGAGTTCATATCATACCCAAGTTTTTTGGCTAGAATAGATCCTTCATCAGCTAATACCTTCAATATCGGATTCAAGTTCCATATCTGGTCTTGACTGACGAACATCGAGTAGCATGGATCCTCATCCTCCCCATACCATCCTCCCATACCGCTCACTATTTTATCCAAATCAAGTGAATAATCTTTTCCGGATGAAAAATCATCTCTAAGAAAAAAACCTCTATATGGGATCATGTCATATACACCCGGTTGATCCTCAAACATATGTTTAGCGTTCTCGGTCAATCTGATCAATGTTTGTAAGACAGAAGATATATCTATGGGTGCATATTCACACCTATAGACCTTATTATTTATCCAAAGATATTGAAGAAGCTCGGCTATATTAATAGTCCCGTCCTCCACATATCCTGTCTTGTTATCGAAGTTTATTTTGGCTAGAGGTATATTACTTCCTTGTGGTTGGTCACTTTTTTCATTACAACAATGCACGAACCTGTTAAAGAATATATCTTTCCAGCCAAAATATTTATCCCTTATCGTCATAAGCCTATTTCTTGTCGTATAACGACATGATGTTAATAAGATCAGCTTTTCTGGCCATCCCCTCAAGTTTGTTAAAGCCATCCATATTATCTCCACTGATGATGATAGTAGGGTATACCTCTATACCGTACTTGGATATTTCCTCCTCCGTGGCCTTGTTCTCCGGGATCTGGTTCAACGTAACCTCACCCTCATACTCCTGTAACGTGTTGGCGATAATATATCGCATGTAATCGCTGTACTCAGCGTCTTTCTTCGTGAAAAAATCGATTCTTACCATCTTTAAATAGTTTTTAATTTGTTAATAATTAAATCCGCTGTAAATATAGCATTATCTATCTCATCTACACCCATCTTCCTCCCATCGAAACTGTTAGATAATAAATCCTTCACGATTTGATATCTTCTCAACTCCCAATCTATGTCTATATCAAACTTAAGATGCCTTACACGATCATAATTCAGCTCTTTATGATTCTTATCGAGGTATTTAACTGTCGAGAATGGGGTATCATCATCAATAGTGCGCTTGATCACATTAATGTATCTACCAGTCCTTTTGTCAATAGCTTTTAATTTCTCGTCTACTATTATTTCTCCTGATCCTTCCATTCTATTAACCCTTTGTTATGTTTATCGTAATATAATAACGCTATGGCGTTCCAGCAAATTTGTGCCAAATGCATCAGCCCTGTCTCCTTATCATATCTCTCGCCTTTCATGTACGCCGTCATATGGCGAAGTAAAGCCGCTCTATATCTCTCAAATCCATCAGGTATATTCTGCCATGAATTGTCGGCGTATTTCTTAGCCCCCTCCGTATATACCCTCACGATATCCTCTATCTCAGCCAAAGGAAGGAGATCCCACCGAAGCTTGCCGTCGGCCCGGTCGTCCTTGCCGCTGCCGTCTTTCCCTACAAGCGGTCCGCTTTCCACCACCGCGTCTCCTATTTTTGGCTTCCCGAAATTCATCGCCTCATCTGCCGTCTCATCATCAATAAGCCTTAACTTGATAGCCCTGCTTAACGAGACAACCATCTCCTCATTAACCCAAATAAATTTATATGTCTCATCAAATAACGGTTCTATTTTCATTATCCCCGTATTGTCGGCGGTTTCAAGTACCTCAAATACCTCACCATCATAAACGACTTTGTCGTATTTATTAAATTCCTCTTTCATTTTAAACTTCTTTATATTAATAAAACTCACTTAAATCTCTGCATTCTGGTGTCTCTCCTGTCATAGAGTAAAGCTCACCAGATGATAGATGCACGCAATGAACGGTCTTCCCGTCTATATACTCACTTCGCTTCGTGATCCCACAAATAGCGCAGCGTTGGATCCCCGGACCCGCCTTTATCCACGAGTGCCGTACGTTTTTCTTCCTTGTCCTGTTGGTGTCGTCAAGTTTTCTCATGATCAATCCTCCAAGGCCGTTACAATTTTATCTTTCCCGATAATAGCCTCATTCCCGCTCCTTACATCAAAGCATCTCCCTTCATCTGCCTCCTTGAAATAAAGAACGCCATTGTACTCGAATAAACCGAAGCCGTAATCGTCTAGCTTCATTTTGCTAAGTTTTTTGAACTTATATACGTTTTTCATATTCTCCATATTTTTAATATTTCCTTCATTCATATAAAATATTGATGCAGATATTGATATTATTCCTATAGCTATCATAATTAATCCTCCGTGGAACATACCTCCATGTAAATCATTCCAGCCTTTCACCATTACAGCTATGGATAACATAATCACTGCCATACTAAGCAAGACCCATATCATATCACATTTTCTTTGTCTTTAGGAACTCCATCATATCCTCTGCGCTAAGCTGGAAGCCTGCCGCCGCCTTATGACCGCCGCCACCGGGATTGGCCTTGCGTGCCAGCACCGAGACATCCACCTCCTCCTTGGTGGTATAGAACGAGCATCTAAAGAATCTCCCGTTCCAGCAAAATGGTATCATCAAATCATGTTTTCTAGGATCGTACATAGACTCAAATGTAGTGGAGTTAAACTCCGTGGTGTTCATACATATCGCCTTATAACCAAACACGTCCGCCTCAAATGAGAATATGCTCATCTCTCCTCTGTTCTTCTCGAAGATATACTCTATTATAGCCTCCCCGTTTTTTATCATATTATCCACGAAGTCTTTATCAGCTTTATTTAGAACCTCACTGGCGACGTCTATGTCAAGACCGCAATACCCTCTCATTCCATATTGAAATGAGAGCACGTCACTCCATTCGAAGCGATCATGATCCCATACATCATAAGCGCTCAATAATTTTACCACGTCAGGGGTTTCGATATCATCGAAAAGATATTCCCACGTAAGCTCACAAGCCGCCGTTCCGATACGTCTTTTGCCTTTGACATTATAGTCCTTCATAGCATCTATCGCCGTCTTATGGTGATCTATCCATATGACATCTATCCCCTTGTCTTTCCATTCATCGAATAAGAATCTCGTTCTATCGCCAAATGATACGTCAACTACAAATACCTTATCATACTTACTAACATCAGGTATCTCCTTCCCATAATTGTAAGGCAGTAGATCAATATTCCTTCTCTTAAAATATTTATTTACTATGGCCGCTGACATCACACCGTCAAGATCAGCCTCATGATATATACACCCTATCTAATCATAGTTTATTGTTTTTAATTAGAAAATCTATGTATTCTTTTATCTCCTTGTTTCGATCATTACTCCAGTCAAAAGTCTCGTTTATGAATTTGAAGTACGATACTGGGATCGAATGAAACATCCATCCACAATACTTGCCGAATGTCATCAACGTAGAGCCAAGGGGATGGTCCGGCCTTCCGGGGATAGGGGCGGCGGTTACGCCCTGCGCCAGCCCCCTCCTACGATCTTTCTTGGCGGCTTTGATATCCAGATCTGTTTTCGTTACCTTATTCCCCATCGGGATATTAGTTATTAGCTTATCGCCGATAAACATTCCCCATCCATACCCCTTGTAGTTCTCTATACTAAGTTTCCTTATATCACCGAACCTTGACGAGTTGTTACAACAATCAACGACCAAAGCACTATCCTTTCCGTCTTTTATACGGACTGCCCTTCCAAGCCACTGATAAAACGACGAGAACGAGAATGTCGACCTTCCTACTATCACGCAATCCAGACCCGGATGATCGAATCCCGTACCGAGGGCGGAATAGTTGAACACTACCTTCGTCTTACCTGACTTGAACCCCTCGACTATAGCCTCCCGCTGTTTCTTTGGCGTGCCTCCGTGAACCACTTCCGCCATGCCAGCGCATATCTTTGCGTTCATCCATTCGGCGGCGGTATTGCAGCTCTCAACAGAATCCATAAACACCAGTATAGATCTGCATACGTCTTTTAATACCATCAACCGACGTAAAATAAGGTTGTTTAAGCCGTTTTTTCTCACCGCCTCACTAATAGACTCGGCCGTATATTCGGAGCCGTTAGAATTGAGTTTAAGGGCATCTCCATTGAAATCCCATGTCTCATATTTAAGAGGTGTCCAAAATCCTTGCCTTATCATCTCCTCTACCTGTATCACGTGAATCAGGTTCTTGAAATATACCGGTCTCATACGAGTGATGAAATTAAGCTGGGAATATGACACCTGCCCTATCGACATCGTTTTAAGCCTGCATGGTGTAGCGGTAAACCCTATCACCTTTTTCGGTTTCAGTTCATTCATGAATGTCATGAACTCACTGCCGTCCTCCGGGCTATACCCGGCATGAGCCTCATCTATCAACACGCTCCTGATCCCCATCTCCTTAAGCTGACCAACAACCTTCTTGATAGACCCTAACGTGGCGTATATCATGTTAGACAGCTCTTTCTTTCCACAGGAAGCGGAGTAGATGGTAGCCGGTATGCCATACGACGTTATCTTGTTGTGGTTCTGTTGCAGCAATTCTTTTGATGGTTGTAAAATCAGCGTCTTATCTCCCATCAATCTAGCCGCCTCTGCTATCAGCAGTGACTTACCGCAACCTACAGGACCTACGATCAATACCGGATCATGTCTATCAGAATTTATGTAATCGGAGATACTTTTAACACACTCCTCTTGATATGGTCTTAATTTGTAAATCATTTGGATTTGTAGTTATCAAAAACGTCTTTTATGTACTCTAGTCTTATAGGGCATTCCCGACCATCATCCATCTTCACCATCAAAGTCTCTTTGGTCTTGCTTATGGCTATCACCTCTCCTACTCCTATCTGGGTATGGACTATATCGCCTAGCTTTATATTACATTTGATCATGGTCAAGCTTTTTATTAAATTCCTCTATCTTGCTCCTGTCTGTCTCCTTGGTCATCTTAGCCTCTTCCTTAAACATATCATACCCTTCCCGGATATTGTCTCCAACCATATTCTCTATCATCTCCCTTAGCTCATCGCTTCTTACGGCAAAAGATATCTGGAATGATTTACTTGTGCCTTTCATCAGGTAATCAATCTCCTTCTTACATTCTGTCATTAACCGATCCAGATTATCGAACTTAACGAACTTGGAGTTGCCATTGGCTTTTCTTACCCCATCCTTGAAATCCTCCAATATCCCGTTAAATACATCCGCCATACACATCATGGAATGTAGCCATACCAGCATATTGAATTTATATTCATTATCAGCGTTATTCATCAAACTCACCAAAGACTCGCTTTTTGTCAACATGATCTTCGATTCCCGGTCTACGATATCCTTTATCTCCTGCCGGCATTTCATGGCACCAACAAAATCCATCTTAGAATAACATTCATTTGATTTCTCTACCAATTTCCTGATATCTTTTCTAGACATCAGAAGATCTAATATCTGTTTTTCTTTTTCACTTTTGTCCATAATCAGTTCTTTTTGGTGATACAAATATAATTAAAGCCTAGACATTTATCTAGGCTTTTTAATAAAGTTAATCTTTTTTATTCTTTCTTTTTGACTCATCCCAATCCGATGAATACCTACATGTGTTTTGTTTGTGGATTGAGAAATCGCACCAAAAACACAAGGGCTTGGGGCGGGGTTCAAGGCAGGCCGGCTGGCGTCCCATGAGGTAGCGCTTCTCGTACTTATACCCCTGTTTGGCGTCGTCCCAAACGTGAGCTTGATAGCTATCTATTTTATTTGTCTCGAAATCATACATGTCAAGGAGAATATCGTTAAGCTCCTTGACCGATCTCTCTACTTTCTCCTTATCTACCTTCACGTTCTGATTGTCCAGCATGCGGGTAAAGAAATAGCTGCACATATCCGGCAATACCTTGTACTTTCTCAGTATGTAGAAGGCGTATATCGGATGCTGGAGATTGTGAAGCAGCTTATCCTCATCGAATAACTTTCTCCCGGACTTCCAGTCTATCGTATACATGGCTATCCTGTCCTTTGTCTTATACTCTCCACGCCAGTCCACCGATCCTATGATATGTACCTTATCGTACGTCACGCCATCCAAAGTAAGTGGCTTGGGTAGCTTATAGGGCAGGACGAAATCCTCCTCCACGCCGGCCGGTCTCGACCCCCGGATTACCTTCTCCATTGGCGTAAGATCGGACCATACCTTCTTATAATTGCCAGCAGCATCCTTCTCAAACAATCCTACAATCCATCTTATTAGTCTAGCCGCATGTTGCATGGACTCGATTTGGGATTTTACGCTATCAAAAGGTATTTTCTCTATATCAGCGTAGTAGTTGAATGCCTTGCTCATATCCTCATAAGAAGGCCTGCATCCGTTCTTGAAGAAATACTCCATCGTTTGGTGGATAACCGTACCATATGACGTAGCCTCATGCTTCTCCGTGGACCTATGACCCTCCACGTAAGTCTTATACCATTTATATGGGCACTGGACGAACGTGTCTATCTGCGAGTAAGAGGCGGCGAGAACCTTTTCTCCGTTTATAACCTTACATAACAAATTATTCTCCGGTATTACCATAAAGTTTATCTATATTTATATCAAGTCCGTATAAGTCTATTAATATATTTTGTAGACGGTGAAGATCCTTAATCTGAATAGGATCGCTTAGATCGTCTTCCAGATCCCTAAGGCTAAGATAATACCCATCATCAAAAATCTCTATAGATATTCCGTAGCCTCGATATACATCCCGCCCCTTATCACGCTTGAAATAGATAGTATCAAGTATATTATCATTTATCTCAATAGGTATGACATCATCTTCCCCGGAATACCATTTCATTATCCCATCATCAACCTCACGTTCAAGGATTAATGATCCACTTTCATTACGCATACCGGTAACGCACCCTACTCTCCATATATCACCAGCTTTGTCTTTTACAAGATTGCCCGGTCTTAACTCCTTAACTGAAATCATATTCTTCCTCCTCATGATCGTCATCACAATCATCGACAAGAGGGGTCTCTAACCCCTCTTCCCAATCATCATATCCGAAATCCATCACTTACCCTTAACCCAATCATACAACATATCCACAAAAATCCCTACAGTTAGTTCATCGACAGATTTATCGCCAAAGACATCATCCGGAATCCTTATATCCATCTTCTCTTCAATCCCCATCACCACCTCTACGAAATCCAAGGGATCCATACCCATGTCAGTTTCCAGATCATCCTCGTTATTGATCTCGGCGGCATGATTAAGACCCGTAAACTCACCCATTTTCTCGAATATCGTTTCCTTGACTACTTTTTCAACTTCTTTTCTTTCCATACTAAATCGACATTTTTAATCTTCTACCTAATTCTTTTTTTATATCCGATATCCTTTCGATGTCCATCTTAACATCGCCTGTGATAGCGTATTCCTTATCCATTTTCTTGGGAGGATCCGGGAGCCGGCTTATGGCGAACAACCATGCCAGTTCCTTGTTCTTGTTCTCCCTAAGATACAAGTCAGACGTCATGCCATACATTTTTATGATCGTATCGAATAACGTTGATTCTGATAAACTCATATGCACACTATATACATTTGATGGTTTCCATATCAAGTTATCCAATCTCATCGTATACTCACGTTTAAGATCTATGTGGGATATTACGGCTCTTACTATAGGCTCTTCCTTGAAGTTGGTATTAGCCACGAACCATACGAGCCGTTTCTCCACCTCCTTGATAGCTCCTGTATCCTTACCCATATCGTTATATACCCCAACGATACGGTCCCGGATCCCCTCGACCTCCGGTGTCAGACCGGGTGTCTCTATCAGCATCAGCAGCGATCCTCCCCTTGGTGTTATCTTCCACTTCCCGTTCTTCTGAAGCTCAATATAACCAGATGCTTTATAACTATCTATTTTCTCCTTTGGAATGGTGTTAGCCATCTCTTCTTTCTGCCGGATCATCAGAAGATACCCGACGTCAGACATCGTTAATCCTGATGTCATCATCTGCTCGAAATTTATATACATACGTAAACAAGTTAAAATATTGACCTGATCTTTCTACTTATTCTCTCTAATATATCAGAATGATCATTATCGCTATATATGTCTATCAATGTCTTGAGTATGCACAGCCTTTTATCTCATTCATCCCAGTCAAACCAAAAGCTATTGAGATGCTTATCTATAGGTTTAAACATCCTTAACTCAGGTATAAGCTCATATGCCAGATCATCATCATGCGCTAATCCAAGCATATCCGCCGATTCGACTATAGCTATACACATGCAGCTCTCGCTGTAATTCTTTATAGAACCATAAGCCTCTGTCAATACCCTAAGGCCGTCTGCTTTCGATAATCTCTTTCCCTTTTTCATATTGCTTTACCGTATAAGATTCATTAGCCATACCAACCCTACCAACTGATATAGATTGATTTATTGATTGATTAAGATGCCCTATAACCGACATCTTAGCCCTAACCGTATTGGCGCATCTTAGAAGGATTCGATAATCCTCTAACGCTCTCTCGTATCTTACATCCACCCTAGCCCTTTTATCAGCATCAGTCATGCTCTTGCATGTTCCGTCCTCCCTCAGGCTTATAGCGATCTTGTCCCGTATGATCCTGATATCATCCTCGGCTATCACTAGCTCAGCATCAAGAACACCTTTGTAGGAGCTAAGAAGATCCTCTACCGCTACAACCTCCCGCTTCAGATTCTCCAACTCCAATACCATAGAGTTGTCGTTCATCCTCTTATACTCCTGAACTTTTTTGGATACCTCCTCGCAGATGTTAATGATCTCCTTTTCCCGTTCCCGATTGATGATATACCTAATGCTGTATTCAGACATCTCCTTTAAATAGGATATAATTTCCCGTATGCCCATCTTATTCTCGGTGGAGAAGTTGGCTTTTAACAACATCTCCATGCCTTTCATAATAACAAGCAAATAATTCTTTCTAAGTCTCATGATTAATATGGTGTTTCGTCATGTACTACATTAAAATCATCGCTAGGCGGTATGTATTGCTGCTCCAATGGAATACTGGGAGGCGGGGGCGGTAGCGTAACGACTGTCGTGTCCGGCTTGCCGCTACCCACAGGGGCATCCGAGCCTCCTGGTCTTTCTTGGTGCACCACCCCTCCATCAGGATAATATCGCTCATATCCTTTCATAATATCTACATGTATCGCATCAATCTCCTCTAATGATCTTTGACGGACTTTTACTATATGATGGAATATAAGTCCATCTACACGGAAAGAGCGCCTTGATTCACTCTTAAAACGTTCCAGATTAGGATACCAGCCTTGCGGGAATTGCATGTATGATGAATATCCGTATCTTTTTGGGATATTCAACGCTACCATAGCCGTACACAATTGCCCCAATGTATCTGATTGATAGAAATCAGATTGTTTTGGCATATGATCCTTAGGATCCCGTCTTCCCTCAATATCACGGTTAAGTTGTGATATTATAAGAAAGAATATATTGGGAAAAGTTCTTTTAGCTATATTACACATGGTTATCAGACTATCTATATTCCTCTTAGCGTCACCCGTGCCTTGTATAAGAGCTGTATGATCTATGGATACAAATACCATTTTCTTATCCTTGTTCGCTGGCATATAACTATTCCATAAGAAGTTCTGAAGCTCGTCTACTGTCGATGGTTTAGGAATGTATGTTATTCTGCTGGAGTTTTCCTCCTTAAGACATTTCTGCATTTCCTTTATCTCTTCATCAGACATCTCGTTAAGGAGAATATCTTGTATATCCTTTCCCATTTTTTTTGATAGTGAACGTAACATCAAATCCTCTGGATTCATTTCAAATTCACATCTGAGCCATACATAATCATCAGCTTGGGGATTGATATTAACATTCATTACATTACTCATAATCTTCTGAGCCAAATAAGACTTGCCCACTCCGGGCCTAGCGCCGATAGCCACCGCATGTTGTGGGTAGAACCCGCCCAGCAACGCCTTGTCAAGATAAGCGTATCCAGTACGAGCCGGGAGAAGCTCTCCCGACTGATACTTTCTTATCCTCTCATAGGCATCCATGATAATCTCCTTGGATGACCTCCATATCCTATCCTCACTCATCCTCTTGCGTTTCTATCGCCAGCCGTATCGGATTTAGACCCTCTGTTAGCTGATCTTGATTTATATCTAAGCCCTTTAGCCGTATGGCATAAATCCTTTCCCTTCCGATAGGCTTTACCTTTCAACTTATCGGTCTTGTAGTTCTTGCGACCCAACTCCCGTCTCTTGGCTTTCTGCTCAGGGCGGGCGTTGATCTTCTTATCCGTCTCGGCTTTCTTTCTTCTGGCCTCCGGATGTGTCCTATAGTATTCAGTCGATCTCCCCATCCTCGTCCTCCTCGTCATAATTATAATCCTCTACGATAATATCCTCTCCATCTAAATATGAGGCTTTATCTCCGAGTCTGCTTCTCATGCTCTCGTAAGGATCATCTCCGTCCTTTATCTCCCACACACATACGTATGGACCTATTATATCACTAAGCATCTCTGCCCGGTTCTCGCTGATGCCTTTTTCTATCATCTTATCCTTGCAATAAGATTTGTTGTACACCGATCCTCCAACATAAAATTCTGTTGGCTTATGAATAAAAATTACTTTCATTTTTTATTCTATTGATATTATTGCCCAAATTTATTTGTTTTCACCTACATAATCTCCATAACTCATGTCTGTATCACAGACTACCGTATTGGTTGTATTGTCTACCACATGAAACAGAAACTCCGGGCATCCGTGGCAGGCGTTACTCCCGATCGCCACCGCTCCGTGCCTAGAGCAAGCCTTACCTATCGTGGTACCCTCATGTATCTGTATATGGTTCTTCCCATATACCTTGATATGTCTCATAACATTAAGCAATGATAATAAGGACATCTTATACGGAGACACATGCTCTTCTGGTATTCCTAGCTCACTGGATAACTCTTTGTAAAAGTTTTTCCTTTCATAACTCGACTCTTTCAAGAACCTATCGATCTCAATAGCTGTTATATCCATGGCCCTAAGAAGCTCTGGTTTCGCCAATCTCCCTACTGGTTTACCCATCGAATCAGACCTCATCCAAGCCCCACACTTCTCGCACCCTACTTGCTTCCCCTCTACCGTATTTATCATAGTGGACGGGTTCTTGCAGTATGGGCATATGGACCCGTTTAACATAGCTTTCTGGGCTAAAGACAATTCTTTCATACCGTCTCCTCCATCTTAACATTAAATAGATTGCAGAATCTATTAAAATTCTTGTTTTCTATTTTCATGTCCTCCTCATACCTGTCAATTGACTTGATGAAATCATTGTAACAGTCCTTGCACATCCATTGATTGATCACCGCCACGTAATAACCTACGGATGTAGGTCTGTTACACATATCGCAAATACCTAAGCACCCATATCTGGTGAGCTTATCCATCATCTCCTGTCTTGTTATTTCAAGCACCTTGAATTTCTTGTAATTGTTAACTACCTTTGCCATTATTGTAAATTTGTTTAATTATAAAATAATCCGCTATATCCATCCCCTCATCTATATTGGGTTTTGATTCTAGAAAATCACTTATCTCTATATTCATCCCCCTCATATCCTTGTCTACCTTCTTTCTCCATTCGTTGAAAGCGTCGCCCTTATCCGGGTACAGGACTATCCGCCTCCTACCCAATGTCTCTACCATCTCCCTCTTCAACATATGGATACCGCCACAGGCCATGAACAACCTACTAGGGTACACGATGTTGCAGATAACAGCCGTCTTCTCTGACTCTACTATATACACCGGAGCGTCATTGGGATAGAAGTTGATAAGGAACTCCCCGAACAGGCATTGCCTAAGCAGGTAATCCTGACCGTCCACTATATGCACCCAACATACATGATCCATGGGAATCTTTACCCTCTTCCCGTCAGGTCCGTAGTCCATTATCTTCCCGGTCCGCACCACCCAATTCTTATCCAGTTGCCAGAACACACAGCACTTACCCCAGTCCCCGAATCTCATCATCCCCACCTTATACAAGTTAAATGCCCTATTGGTATGATACGATCCGAAGATATTGGATAGATAATCTTGAAGATCGGATGTCTCGAAAGGATTAAGGGTCTCAAACATCTTGTTTACTGGGATACAGTTGGCTATATCCGGGTTCACAGGAGGCCTGTATCTTCTTAGCACTTTGTTAGAATCGGTAAAAAGATCATTGCTCCCAAGCTCATTGCCTGTTGGATATTTAAAATAACCACATTTATTTTTGTGATCACATACCCCAAACTGCTCTCCAACGATCTGACCGGTGGTTACGTCCACGTACGGCGTAAAACACTTATCCTTGCCGCATTGCGGGCACGTCAGCTTCCTCCTTGGTTTGCTATGATCCAGCTCATACCGATGAACGCTCTTATTGAACTCCCTAAATTCCATCACCCTCTCCTCTCATTCATGACTCTATATATATAGTCCCTCAGCGGCTCTTTCCTTACCAACTTATTAACATCAAACTCGCCTTCTATATCTAAGGATCCGATTCTTGATGTAACCGTATAATTAGTTTTCTCGAACTTATACTTTCCTTGAAGATATACTATTTTAGCCATATTCAATATAGGGTTGTCAGTCTGTCTCTTCAACTTATATTGGCTGGTCTTTGCGGTAGGATCACCCGGAGCGAAGTTATATATCTCCTCTATCTCCAATATCTTTCCGTAGTTCTCCAGTATCATTCTTCTATATAGCTCAAGCTGGAAAGCGTACTCGTCATAGAAATTACCTTTCCTATTTGATTTGAAGTCCAATATAGCGAATATCCTCCTGCATCTCTTTATCTTCTTTTTCTCCGTCTTAGGCTGACCTTTCTTGGCTCCCGTCTTATAGAACTCCCCTGTCTCGACCTCTATCTCCACTGTCTCCGGCTCGCTGTCCATCTCCACCACGGCGTCCACCGAAGAAGCTACCTTTAACCTGCTTGACCTCAACATCTTCTCGATCAATACAGGTTTTACATGTCTTTCCTTGCAGAATATGGCAAATGATATTAGATCCTCTATTAGCTCATCAATGCTATCCACTAATATCCGCTCCATCCTATACTTGTCTATTCTTAGCTTTGCTTCCTTGACCACCTTCCTGATCCATGTCGGGATCAGCTTTATGTTAACCCCGGTCAGATACAACCCAAATAGATAATGCATGATAGTACCTAAGTCAGCCCTATAGTTAGCGTACTCATCAGGGTCCTTGCCCTTGAGTCTCATCTCATTCTTCCACTTCTCCAAAGCGCCAGACGTATCACAATACCCATTAGCTATATTATTGGTAGCTCCGTCATATATGATAGGATACCCATCAGCCCCCATCTCATAATAAACACGCTTGCCAGCTACGGTCATTCTATATAACACAGGTGTCGGGATATCCTTGATCCATTCAGCGGCATAATACTGTTGCTCTGTCTCCAGATCATACTCAACTTCCATCTCCTCCTTAGGCTCGTTTTTAGGCTCTTCAGCAGGCTTTTCCTCCTCGACCATATCTTTCTTCGGGACCGTTGATAAAACGTCTAATATGCCAAAGAAAGCGGTAAATTTAGGATCTGTATGATATGATCTTAATACTGGTAATGATGATCGCCAATAATATGACGACGCATTCTCGTCCTTTATCTTGCCTAAAGCCGAACATCCTATCTCTCCATCATCCGCAATAGCCACATTGTGTCTCTCGGATAAACGAACTTTCATCTCATCAAACAATTCTTGATCGCTTATGACTTCTATGATCGTCCCATAACTATATACTGTGTCACTTATAGCCTCGTATCCAAGAACTAGAAGTAATTTTTGTTTTCTTCTATCCATGATAATAATCTGGTTTTTAATTTACCATCCTCCTCGACTCTAGGTGCGAGATCCCTCATCCTTCTGGCTGCCAACAGCCATACGTTGCCAAACTCGTCCAAGAGCCGGCTGAAATCCATCGTATCTAATAGATAATCGAATCTTGTATGCTCATCAGCCGTCAAGTAGATAATGTTATCATTATCCTCAGCAACTGATTTATATTTCCGTTTAGGGTATAAGTGGCATATGTTGCTTACCCCCGGGCATGGTATGTATGCGCCGGTAGCAGATCTCCTTGTCATACTCAATCTAGCCACATGGGCGCCAAAGAAAACGGCTAGGCTCTTCCCCTTTGGCTTGGCCTTCACCCGTATCGCCGCCCTTTCCTTTGGTGGTAGCTCCTTGGCTCTGCATGCGGGACACAACCCCTTACTCCTTATGGTTACCATCCTTCCGCATCTCTCACACGGTAACATCCTACCTCTCATGCCTTTTTCTTTTTATAACTTTTGTTGAACTCCATAAGGCTCATAGCCCTATACCTCTTAAGCCTATTAATCTTACCCTCAGTCCAATCTTGATCCTTGAAGTTGATGATCGTATCGAATATCTGAGCTAGTTCCCGGATATTAAAACTCCTGTTTTGTATCTTCTTATAGAACCCCGATCTGCTATATCCTAATTTAGAAGCTAGATAAGTTTTGTTAGACAATGTGAGGATACGATAAATCGTACCCTCCATTTTACTTATCTCCATCAACTTCTCGGCTATGGACGACGTGGTTTCGTAGCTAGCTTTACTGCCTACTATCCTCATTTTTCTCCGGATTCCTGATCTTACTATCAAACTCGTAGAAGTCCATCAGTTTCTTCTCTTCCTTGATACAAGTGACAACGAAATCTGATATGGTTCCTTTCATGCCTTCCTCGAAATTCTTTTTGGCATGATCAAGGTCATTGGCCCGAACGATGTAGTTAAACGCCTTGCGTTTCTCATTGCCCGATTTCTCGTCTATCGTAATATAATCAGCCGTGACCTTATAGAACCGGTCTCCATCCATGGCAAACAATTCCGCTATCCTGAATCGTTTGATATCAACGCTAAACTCACCGGAGATGAATGGCTTCATCTCCTCTATGATTCTAGCCTCACATTCGGTATAAGAAAAGGCATCTACTAAATACTCTTCCTTTACCTTCTTCTTCATGCCGTTCTCGGCATCGGTCTCGTAAGAAACCGTACATTTAAACCAATTGTGCATTTTAATCTATATTATTGTTAAACAAAGGATAATCTTTTATTCCTTCACGAATATATCTCTCCGTATCATCATCCACATCATAAGCCTTCTTGAAAAATATCATAGCCTTGTCCGTGTCGTGATCCACCAACGGAAGATATTCCTTTACGAAAAGAACTTTAAGATGATTCATATGATCAATCTTATTTCTTACATCGATTACCTTCGACCAGATCTCGGCATGGATTTCACTCATTCTTTTTATATCCTTCTTGTATTTATCCACCTGATCTTTATACTCCTCCTCAATCTTATTATTCTTGTCCTTTATAGATTTGTAGGACTCCTCATCTTTCGTATCAAACATTGGAATATGTTTGATATTGATTATATCCAACTTATTATATATCTTCTCATTGGATATAGTGAAATCGTATGTAGTCTTGTATAAATCAAACTTACTTAAGAACTTAGCTATTTTAATAGCATCATCCTGATTAAAAACAGCTATGCTCAATCCTTCTAAAAGGTAGAAGAAATTAGATGGAGAAATAGGTTTATAGTCGTATGTCTTCATAACTGGAGGTTCGTCCACAAACCTAACACCCTCCTTAGCGCATCTTGTTATGATCAATCTATCTATCTGCTCGTCAGTAAGATCATATATCTCCTGATCGGTCATCTCATTAATTGTCTTCATCATCATCCTTCTCCATCATTATAGCCTTTACCACCTTTTGTTTATAAACCTCACTCATAAGGCAGGTAAAATTCATATCATCCATACCAGCCATAACATCGGCTTCTACTCCCAAATTCATCTCAATGTTCATTACCGAGACTTCATAGTTACTATCATCTTCTTTATAGAAAATGACTTTGCCACCATACTCGAAACCATCATCTTCGGCCTTAACCATATCAATGATCCTCTCTAACTCCTTTACAAATTCATTCTTTTTCATATGTGTAATTTTTATGTGTCTACAAAAGTAGACATTTTGTTTTTGAATTAAATTAAATAAACATTATTAATAGTTAATATCATCCTTTCTCCTATCATTCATGTTTAGGTATATAATTACCTTATTATATTTTGGTAATTATATACTTTCACATATTGCCTATCCATCAGCCACCCGTAAGGACTGCCACCAAACTCCCTGTCCATCCGCTCCGCCGCCCCGATGATCGCCTTTCGATTCCCGAACGAGAGCCACGAAGTAATGAACCCACTGACCTCCGCGTCCCTCCCGGAATACCGCCTTGGGAACTGGACGGGGGGGTCGCTGGCAATAAAGTCGGCGGTTTCGTATTTGTCCGCCATGCATTTCGGCATGTCTACAAATTTGTCATTCATTGTTTATCCCTTCATTTGTTCGCATGCCAATCTTTCAAGTTCCGGTGTAACGTTGGTATCCATTATACCTTTCAAGCAAGGGCATTGTCGCCAGACTATATCATAAATCTTTGACAATTCAATCAAAGCCTCATTGTTTGATTCAACTGTCATAATCCAATTGTCCGGCGATATCTCTATCTCCCTGCATGGTATTTCTTTCTTGCCTTTTGGCATATATCCGTTCTGATAGTCTTTTACATTACATCTACCAAAATATCTTCCAGTGAGTATTCCGTTTTCGTCCGTCTCAAACAACCCTCCTATCCATCCTATCTTATGGATGTTCTCCGTCCACGTTCGAGTGGCGAATAAAAACTTTTTTACAGGAACTTTTGAAAATGCATCAACATCATGGATACTCCCGTCCGGCTCTTTGAATATCGATGATTTTCTTTTATTCTGGCAACTCCCGTCTAAGCCTATTTTTTCCCATTCGCCATCATCAAATCTCAAAGGAGAGATTATATCAAAACTGCAAAGTTTCTTGACGAGATTGATTTCAAATGGTGCCGAGAACCCGCTGTTCCCATGAGAAGAGAACAGCGCGACAGCTTCTATTACCTGTTCGCACATCCATTTGTTAGGACCGTCCTCTTCTTTGCCATATCCGGCTAATTCCAATTCTCTTATCGCATGTTTACATAAATTACTGTTTGCGATAATATACCGAAGAGCCTTCTTGTTGATAAGGCTCTTCTTGCTCATTTTCTTTACAATTCTTCTACTCTTTTTCATGTTTAATGTTATTTAATATTTTAATTACCAATCTCCTCTATCATTCGTATTGCGCCATGACCATCTGTTTCGCGAAATCTTTGTACGCCACTATTTTTCGCAGGTTTGCTCGCATTCGTATTTCCCCGATACCGCCGACCGGAGACAAGGCACCTGTATTAACACCTCTTCCCATGTTTATTTCTCCTTGTTATATAATTGCTTGTTTTTATATTCCAACATCCGCCCCATCTTCCCTAACCCAATTATCTGTGTCGCAATGCCAACAATATCCTGTTTTAGAATCCTCTTTATGAGAATGAGATCCGCAAGTAGCGCACCAATAATTATCATTCGTATCGTATGCGTAGCTTTTATCCTCATGCATCTTATCTATTCTAGCTACCCTATCCTCCAGCAGATCCTTTAGATAATGGCATTCGTAAGGCCTATCTTCTTCCCTTAATATATAAAGATCGATGTCCATCATACTCCCCATCCTGTCCGTGCACATACACTCGGCGGCATGACGTACATTCCCTTCCGGCATCCCCGGGACTATCTCCCGGATCACCGCCTCCATCTTCTCTTGGTATTCGGTGTCTACCTTAGCCACCAAGTCTTCTAGTTTATCTATTAAGCTCATAATTTTTATTGTATATAATTACTATTTGATATTTATACATATTTATTCTGTATCATCTTCACCTTCACCTATCATATCCGTATGACCAAATATCATATCAATAAATTCAAGCATCTCATCATTAAACGATCCGCTTTCTTCTTGCAGCTTCCTACATTCATCCTCGGTCAATCCACAAGAAGACACCAGTTCCTCTGCGGCCTGCGTCCATCGCCCGTCGTGGGCTAGTTCCTGAACCGCCAGCCATATCCCTTGGTTCATACCCTTCATTCTTGTCTTATCTGAAATATTTTTATCCTCCATATTCTCAATCATTTTTAATTCTTGTTTCCAAAAAGCTATATATCCATCTTCTATATTGCTATGATATACAACATCATTGGTGCCATTATCCAATATCTCATATACGTCACCCGACTCATCCATTACCCCACGAAACACATTCTCTCTATCCAAGAAATAACATGGTTTCTGCACTTTTGGCAGCGAACCATCCAATGATATCCACTCCGGTCCTATCAAAGTTATTTTAGCTTCCATATGATTCTCCATTTAATATGATTATTTTAGCCTTGAATTTCAATACATGATCTATCATATCATCATCCATCATATTATCCTCATTGATAATACTACCATCTCCCATCCCTCGGCGTAAATAGTATCTCTCCTGTCCTCACCCAATGATTCCAGTTGTTTTTAAGCTCATCGATATCATACGCCTCAGCCGACTTACCGTTATCAGATCTTTTTATGACCGACATAATACTTTCTGCTTGCACGCTCCAATGACTATAACAGTCTGTCCCGCACCCGCACGCCGTGAACCTCCCGTTATCGAACTCCCAGACCAGAGGCCGGAGGCCGCATCGTGGGCACGGCAACCATTCCATTGGATTCTCCGGCTTCTTGTAAGCATCATCGCATTTATATTCTACCACCATATGATTAGGTAATCGATTTAATATCCTTGTCTCTCATCTCATTCTTATCCTTAAACATCATTATCCTGTTAATGATACCTTCTGATTCTATGTACGTCGAGAATCCATGTATCCTCAGATATTGGATTGCTGATAGTGATTTTTCTAATATCTTCTTATACTCTACATCTTTTTTATCCGCTTTTCCCATGATCTTTTTTCCTCCTCTTCTTCTAATATGACTTTAGCCAGATATACTACCTCATCTATCTGGCTGTAATCTATATCCACTCCTTCTATTTTTTCATTATCATCATCATACCCATCAACCCTCAATTTATCTTTTTCTGATAAGTATATAGATGTTATTGATAAACAAACCAATCCATTATCGGTAAAAAACTTTATCTCCGCCGGGAAATCACATTCATCTTTTATATCATTCAGATCAAGATTAAGCCTTCCTGTTTTCTTGATCAAATCAACCATAGCCTCATAAGCTACTTCATTCGCATTTGATAGCATTTTATTTAACTTATTTACTCTTTCTAAGTTCTTCATAATTTCCATTCCCCTTTGTATTACATCATTATATGTTATCCCATTATCTTGAATCAGTTTCATAAAAGAATTTTCGGTATAAGCCAGAGATTCCCCTCTGTTAGCCCTCTCTATATTCTCACTCATCATCCCCATAGCCTGTATTAAGGCCGCCGAGGAGTTGGCTATCAATTGAGCCGCTTCCATTATCTTATTATCGTCCATAATCATATTACTTTAACTTCCTCGTTCCACAAATGTCTTTCATATACCATGGTTATTCCTATCAAAATCCCGGTATCTTCTCCCCAATATTCAAGTATTTGATTCCTGAATTTGTGACGCAATTTTTGTATTCCTCCCTTGTTTTTATCATAAGAAGAGTAATCTGATAATCTTACTGTCTCCATCGTTTACCTCCTTCATTTGTTCGTATGCCAATCTTTCAAGTTCCGGCATGGTGTTTGTTTCTTCTTATTTTCCCCCATACTTATTTCTCATTTCATTAATATAGCTCATATACCAATCTCTTATATCCTCTTCACTATCCATGCTATACTCTTTATTGAATGGATCGTATCTGATAAACTCCTCTGTTCGGCAGAATGGGCATGGAATCTCTTCCAATGGCTTGATTAGAACACCATCATCACCTACATTATCCAGATCATACAATATGCCATCTATGCAAGTCGCGTCTGGATAATTCGCACCGAAAAGCGGGAATTCTGGACATGTGTTTCTCATACTTGTACTATTTAAATTCGTTCTCATATTCCTTTCCCCTATCCACTTCCTTTAAATTCAAACCATCAGGTGTCAATATCTTCTTTTCCAACAAATCAAAGAGAAGCATCGCCCTTGACTCCACCTCTGTTTCCCCAAATCCGCTATACACTTCTGTTGGCGAATCGTAGGCATTGTAACGAACATAGGCGGCTTCGTAATATCTACTATCCCTATTCGGGAAATACTGTGTCAATTGCAACCAGTCATCCCATATTTTTGATTTACTGACATTTATCATACTTGGTAGTATCTCTCCAAGTTCATGACTCATATAAGCCGGTATGAGGTCGCCTTCTTTTCTATATGAATACCTCATTGTATTTTGCACAACTGAATCTATCTGGGTTTCCCCTCCTTTCATCTCTTTCACAAAATAAAATTCCGACTCCGAATTTACACCCAACTCATGCAACTTTAGCGCAAGCTCATAAGGGCACATAAAATTTTGATATTTCATGTTATTCTATATTTTCGTTTCTGTAATCCCCGGCATAGTCCAACCGTACCCTGTAATCATTTCTGTACTTGGTCGCCTTTATTTTCATACTCTGGCATATATTCTTATTCACATTTTCGCCAAGTACTCTCCTTACCTCCTTCTGTAAGACCGCCCCAATAAGAGGATAGACGTCCAAATAATTGTCTTCACACTTCTCGAAATCTATTACCTTGTTCCCTATTGCCCGCTCCAATGCCTTATCCATTGCCTTTATGATGGATTCTTGCACATTTTTATATCGATTGATAAAATCCTGTCTTATAGATACCATATCTCCTTCTTTAATACTCATATTTTCTTACGTATTTATATGTTATTTTATTACTCAACCAAGCCAACGAGCAAGGGCTGCGCCTTGTCTTCCCCGACCGCCCACCCATATACGCCGGCTCCACCGGTAACGCCACCCATGACATCTTGGATGTTTCTCCCGTAAATCTGATAGTGATTGCCATAGCTCTCAAATGTTAGTTGATATCTGTTTAATCCCATCCTAATTGTCTCGCAACACCCTCCATCTCGCTATATGCGATCCTGTGACATCCAGCAACCAATATATCATTCTTATAGCTATTGATCTTCCATTTGTGACCGGTTGTATCCAATACCATATCGTGTTGGAATTTACTGCCATTATGGAAGAACTTTATCAATTTCCAAAGTCTCTCAGCCTCAGCTCGTCCTATCTTGATATTCTTGCTAGTCTCAATTATGCCATTCTTGATGCGAAGCCATACGTTAGGCTGGTCATCCTCCAAATAATAATGTAGATATAATTCCAGAATCTTGCCAGACTTCCACATCTCGATCTGTTCTTCAAATTTTTTCTTGCGATCTTCTTTTTCTTTTCTTCTTTTTTCAAAAATTAAAGCCTCTTTTTTCGCCTGACTATCTTTCCATCTCTGACATCTGGCCACATACCCAGCCCACGTTCCTTCACCACAAATCTCATCTACTATCACATTGGTCGTCCCTAAAGTTTCTAACGCTTGATGATTTAGCAATACCTCAAACACACGCTTTAACTCATGGACATATTCACTTTTAATCTTATCCGATTCATAAGATAACGCATGTTTAGTTCCAATCCAGTTGTTTGCGCTCTTTTTAAGAAGGCTCTCGGGGGTACCCATATTAAAGAACTCAATATAATCCATTAGACTTCTAAATACTCCCCAAACATCCCTATAAGACAGGCTTGTTCTGACCTTCTTGTATTTCTCGATAACCTCTTTGATAAGCTCCAATCGACTGGTGATAAAAGCCATGCTGCCATCATCAGACATATTATATCCAACAGAAAACACCTTTGAACCAGTTGGTATTGCACTACGAACACAACGTTGATGTTTACAGGTAGAAGAAGAATAATACTTATCGTTAAGCAAATACGCCTTTTCACCACACTTATTTCTTACGATTCTTCCAACCTCAAAATGGTAACCATAAGAATAAATACTTCTACCTTCAAAGAAAAGATTACTACCTCTTGCGGATTCTTTCTTTTCGTTTGCCCACAAATGAGCGACCATAGAGTTGTTCATATCTATTAAGTTTTGAGTGTTAATTATTGATTATACTTGCTAAAAATAACATCGACACAAGTTCCGCCAATAGCGTTTGCGTCATTATACGAATAAAAACCTTCTGTTCCCCAATCCACACCAACTGGACAACCATCTGCATGTTTTACAAAGTCATCAACTTCTTGCGCTTCCTCGTTAGATATTCCAGTGTAGTCACCATTAATCAAAGCCCCAATCCAACAAATCGGAAGCCTATATCTTATTATCTCTATATTCATAACTTTATCAATTTACAATTACTACCTTTTCATTCTATTTTATTCAATGGACCGGCATGCGCTTCCCCATTCTCATAATAAAGCTGACCCTCATACTGGTTATGATGAAGCTCCTCACGTATCGCATCTTCATCGTCAACCCAATGTTCATATTCCTCATGCCATGACTTGAAGAAGTTATCATAACATTGTCCCATCAGATCCTCTAAAGAAAAACCCTCCGGATAAGTACACCATGCATTGTAATAATCAATTATAGGTTTCAGGAGATATAAATCATAACACATCCCTGTCAATGGGAAATTATCTCCATAGTCAAACATCACCCTACTATATTTGTGCTTGTACTCGTATTTCCCATCAACATATCTACCTGGCGTGGAGAAATACCTGCCCTTGATAATACGTGGCATAATGTTGTTGTTGATATACCTGAACAGTAATTTGCCACATAAGTTATTAGGATATATATCCTTATCATAATCAGTTGGATGACAGTATATAGGATCATTGTACTTGAATTTGAATCTAAAATCATACCTCGTATATCCAACTTCCCAGCCATAAGCCTCAGTATTTGTCAGATCCCCAAAAGACTTCATGGTGCTTATATAATCAGCACCATAAGCTTCCATGCAACAATCCATTATATTCCAGCGCTCACGCTCTATGATCCTTTCTTGTGAATCTTTTGACAGCTCATCAAACTCATACAGTTTTAATACAATCTCTTTCATAATCCCTCCTCTTTTAATATAACTAGATCCCTAACGTCAATCGAATGACATACGTACCTCCTTATGTTCACGTTTAGAGATATGATTGTGGCTATTCTCACGAACCACCACAATCCAGATTCAGATATCACTCATCCTTTATCTTCACAAAAGGATTTTCTACATAAAACTCCACTACACCCTTAGATTTTATAGATGTCACTATACCGGTGGTATCCACAAATCCATCTGTCTCATCCATTGTCAAATCTTCTATTTTATCTCCCGGCAGAAAACAAAGATTATAGTCTTGATCAATATACATAATCATCTTTAACCTAACCATGTCATCAATGATGCCCTTCATTCTCTCCACAACATCTAATTGATCATCAGTAAGCATTAATTTACTTTTTGAAGATTTTACTAATCTCATGTCTCCATTCTTGTCAACTACAGTCAAGTCATTGAATTTATACACATCTTCACATGTTCTGTAATATGTTTCCTTACAATAAATTTTTCCTTTATTATCTATTTCAACATCAAAACATTCCAACTTACACTTGACAGCTCTTCCGTTTTTGTATTTCCACACATCACCTATTAGAACGAACCCATATAATGACTTAAAAACATCATATATTGATAGTTTTGTCTTAGGGATGCTCTTATCCTTTTTAAAACATTCTTCGGACGAATAAAATAATTTCCCATCTAATGTCTTCTCAGCCCTACATCCTCCCCATGTTCCTACATATCTAACTACTCCATATGTAAAACTGATCAAGATCTTATCAATCTCAAACCACTTTAATTTTCCTGACATATCGTCAAAAAGATATCCACTCTCTAGATAAACTGATAAATGCTCTTTTATTTTCATAACAATTTATTTTTTTTTAAATTAAACAACATCATTTGCCTTGATCGCTATCAATCTCAATACTCCTCTAAGTATCATGGTTTTCATGATACAACTCATAATATTACATTGAACTTCTCATTTAAACTATCTAAAGCTCTTTGATACTCCTCTTCCTTGTCGAACTTAATTTGAGTACTGTTCTCCAAACCAAAGGACAGGGTGAAGGATATAACCCAGCCCGATCCGTCCACGGCCTGCCCCTTGGGCCCCCACGACATCACCTGCCTCTTGGATATATACCAATTTCCTGTCTGCACGAAGTCAGGATAGTTGTTAGTCAAATACCTTATCTGGATATTCAAACAATCGAAATTATCAAAAGAAATTATGTGATATTTGCTCCTTATCCGTATCTTCAGAAACGGATTGTTCCCGTAATATGCGGCGAATGCCTACACCACGGACATAGGATACCTTACGCCTTTTATTATCACCCATTTCATATACAATACCTCCTTATATTAAACTATTTAATATAAATTCATCTTCCTCCGTTCTCTCATTCATAGGCTTATTTTGTACCGTTTTGACAAGATCAAGCACCTCATCCCAAGTCCTTTCTGATAGCGTCCCATTATTTATGCCACAACACCTACATCCACTAGAAAATACCGGTATCATACTTCCATCACACATCCTAACGAATTTATATCCTACATATTCATTGCATAAGAAACATCTTCTTACTGGGATAAACCTTATTCTACCTCTATTAATGATACTTATTAATACCTCACGATTCATATTATTCCCTTAATTTACGTTTAACCTCTTTAACATACATAGGAGAATGCAATCCCCTATGCAACTTTATAGCCCGATCTATATCCTTTTTAGGATTGTGGTGAGATTGATATATCTCGAACATTTCCCTAGCCTTGACAGGATTCGTTCGATCTTCGTATCTATATCTCCTTTTCTCCCTTTTAAGGCGCAATATCCTATTAACCTCATCAACATATATCCTTTTCATTTGCCACCTCCCTAAAGCCCCGGATGAGGCGTTATACGCTCGATCGTCATCCTTTGACTCCACGAAAGACAGGGCGGCCGCCAGCTTATCCCATACCCTTGCCTCTACCACGGCAGGGCTTGGGGCGTGGGGCAGGCCACCGTTCCCTTTTGGTGGTGTCAACATTATCATCACCGTCAAGAGCAAGTATCTTATCATACTTCCTTGTTTTTATAAAATTCTTCTCCAAATCTCACATTATCCACATAATCCTCCATACACTCATGAACAATTATATGAATATCCCCCTCCGTGTATGTTACCTCGGACATTAACCTCTCATTGGTCATCCACCAAGAATAACTATCAATATGCCGTATCTCAAATCCATGATCATGCAACGCATACATAACATTATATCTTAAATCCCTGTCCATCATCATACACTCGTACACGATATAGCCATTGATACTTTCATAAGACCTACCGAACGTATAAACGTACCTACCCATCAACTTATACAACTCCCTTGCCACAGGATTCGGGATCGCCTCATCCATATCAAAATCCCCATCTGGATCAATAATCCACTCTACATCCCGCTCATCAATACAAGCCCTAGGCATTCCTATCGTCCGTACATAAAGGCGTGATCGGTAATCCTTACTTAATACCGTCCCGATATACCTTTCCCATTTGGCATATCCTATATTATGGCTGCCGGTTATATTAAACACAATTTCAGCCCCTATCTTAATTTCATCCATATTTAAGATATTTATGTTATTTGTTATCCTTTTTATACAAAAAGAGGATATAATGGCATAATATTATGATGTCAAGACACAAATACGTTCTTTATCATATTATCATACATATCCTCTGTACAACGTTATTTATGGCATTATATCGTATATGACGCCGTAGGTCATAAATACATCTAATTAACCCTTTTTTAAGGGCTTATTGCCATTTAGGTAACTAGCTATGCCTAATATTTTCGAAATAAGGGCTTTTTTAGCCTTATACTCATCGTTTATCCCTATTATCGCATATCTGTATACCATCCCATCCTTCGACACCTCCACGCCCACGTATTTAGGCGCAACGGCATCCCTATGTAATACGATAAACGGGCTTTTGCCGTCTAGCTCATTTATCAACTGATTAAACTGTCGCCTTGTCATCTGATAGTGATATTATTTCCATGTTATAAATACGATCTCTTTTTACCCTTATCTTCTCGCACAGCTCATCGAAGCACCCATCTTCTTCTAACCTACCAACATAATATGATACATTCGATTTAGAGCTTCCTTGAAGATATATATTTCCTCCTATATTCCTTGAGAAAAAATTAGGCAAGACCATCTTTTGCCTCTTATCCTTATTATCCATGTAAGATATAACGACAACCCATAATTCTGGCTCCCGTTCTTTTACAGATAACATGAGATCAAGACTCGATTTACCATTAATATTCCTCCTGCCAGTTTCGTTATAACGAAGAATAATATAATCATTCGCGTTATCATCCTCAACCATCACGACTATAGGGCGATCTCCCTTCCCATTATCACATAATACTCTTGGCTCTTTCCCGTTGCGGAGATACACCTTATCGTAATCTCCGTTTTTGTATATCTCAAAATCAAATTCTATCACCATATTATTTTCTCCTATTGATGTATTGTTGCGTACGTCCTTCCTCTATTTTTTCGAAATAAAACTTATTCCCATATAACCGAGTGAAGCAGATGTTATACCCGAAATGTTCCGCGCGTCTGATCTGCGCGTAACCTCTACTGATGTCATTATTATCAATCAGCGTAACAAAACAATGTGATCCTACTTCTGTATTCAAAACCAGATTTTCCCAATCTTTTACCTTCATATCAAATCTCCTTAAATAATTTTTTGTTATGATTATCGCTATTATACCATTTATCAATATTATCGTACTGCTTTGGATAAACCCCATAAGACCTACACCACCTAGGTAACGGCCCGTTCAGCACGTCTAACGCCGCCTCAAGGTCAAACGTAGCTTCCTCCTTGACACAACACCCCGATCCACTTCCACAGCTCGGTATATAAGCTCTACTATACGCTACGCTCATCCCATATTCCCCGTGACTCAGATACCCGATGTTGGGTGAATCAGGGAAGGCGTAATACAACATTATATAATCACCCTTACTCCAACCTCTATTATAAGTATCATCCTGCCATGCGAAAACCCTGCAACCGGCTTCTTTTAATTCCGCTGCCGCTCTTTTTAAAATATTATCTTCCATACTACTTACATTTAAGTTATGCCAAGGTGCCGGGAACTGACCCCGGATCATATCCGCACACGTACGATTATGATATATCCTTCCACCCCGCCAAGGTCATGGTCACAATATTAACAAACTAAAATCTAATGTTCATATCATTACACATCTTAAAGAAGACCTCCCTTATGATCTTTTTATACAAGATGTATATCTCATCATCATCATCATCATCGAACTCCACGCCCCATGAACGTAATAAATATCTAATGTCGCAATTCGCTATATGAATCCTAAATATGGATGGAACGCTCATTATGTAATCCTCAAAAGCTTTCTTAATCCCATCCCTTTTGATATGTTCTTTATACTCATCCTTGAACACGTTAAGCATAAAAGACATATATTCCCTATCGTATTTAAACTGCTTACCATAATTATCTGTATCTATATGATCCAGTATATATATCTCTATAGCGTCTCTATCGTATTTTGACATACTTCTTCCTCCTCCTTTTGATATTTTATAACCTTTTTCTCCCCATACGCTTTCGCTAACTGGATAAGTTGACCGGTAAACACCTTGGTACGGTGTTTTACGATCTTATCCACCAGCTCCGGGCATCCGGTTCTCCACCTATAATTAACCTCACCTTTAGCTTTCTTCTTATAATACCTGTAGAATGTTACGGCTACTACCACTTCTCCATTCTGCTCAAAAGCAACCAAATCGTAATTGTTGTAAGTTATTTCGTTCATCGTGTAATATATTTTATAAATTCAATCACTTTCTTTGGCAGTGAATCTATATCCTTCACTCTTTTACCAAAATTGTACATATGACTTCTATGCGGATAATAATCTCCCGCATACATCCCCACTCCTAATGGATGGAATGGATCCTCACTACATGAGAAAACAGGATAATACACCACCCCATAACCATCCTTTATATTTTTTATTTACATATACTATGGTATATCTATCAGCCACTTCATCGCCAAAATCATATACTCTTACTTTTACTTTCACGCCATCCACATTTGTTATAATATTATCCATATATACCTCCTTTGTTGTTCACTATCCGACTAATCTATTTTCCTTCCATATAAGGTGTATGTACCATACCATCCCCTATCCATATTTACCACCTCAATATGATGTATATGATAACAACCATTAGCTATTCTGCCGCAATCGGCTATCACCATAGCTATATTCCTATACCCAGAATCAATGAAAACACGAGCCAATCTATCCCCACTAAATATAGATACCTTGATATCGTCTTTCTCTTTTATAATCCTTCTCATATCATATCCTCCTATCAAACTAATCTATCATTTTACCATAATTAGTATATGATCCACACCACCCACGAGCCTCATTCGACACCCTAATATGATCAATGGGCTTATCCCCGACCATATTATTGGCGTACGATATTACATCCGACATACTTCTGAATCCGGAATCCTTAATGGATTTTATAAGCGTCCTATCATACCCGAACACCAATATCTTCACAATATCTCTTTCCTTCACAGTCCTTCTCGCTCTCATAATATTCTAGCCATAAAATAAACAAACATAAAATCTACCTTATCATAATCCACCCTATGACCGGTTATCTCGAATATAACCCTACGCTTTTCTATAGTCTGTATATTATCTAACTGAATAGCTATGTAAGGATATTTCATAACTTTCTCTCTATTGATATTATTCAAAATAGCGTTGACATCTTGCCTGCGGAAATACATATTTATCCCTATGTAGCTGGCAACCAAAAGACACTCATCTATCACCCCATCAGTATCGAATAACAATAACATATCATCCTTCTCTATAGTATATTCCGCATCAAGAATCTTGATACGTTTGCTCCCGTCCTTCTTATCTGATATAAGAATCTCTATCATATCCTTGTCAGTCGTAAGGATATAATACGCCTCATCCTTTGTAATATTATCACGCAGATAAAGCAGCGCTTCATCTTGTAATTTCATAATCTCGTCCATGTTATTAGTATTTTATATTACCACGCCAAAGAAAAGAACGGCAGCCGACACCCGTGACCTACCACGCCGTGACACTGCCGCCCGTTCCCTTGGTATTATTCTGCCACCTCTAATTTCCCGTAATAAGGATAAAAACAACCGTCTCGATAAACCGAATATCTGAGCGTTTTATCCTTTGCTTCATAGATGGAAACACAACCGCTGTTATAAGCGTTGGATAGTTCTTTTGCTACAAATCCGCCTATTTGTTTATAGGTTTTAGGCGTATCCCTCAACGGTCTGCCTACATATATTTTTACTCTTTTGCACTTCTTGTCGCCTACGTATATATCCTTTTCTCTAAGCTCCGTTAAATACATGAATCTCATATCAACCGATTTTAAATCCAACATTCTTCTACCTCTATCTCCATATGATCCGCCCAATCACATCTATCAACGTCCTCGCCATCCTCAAAGTAATAGTAGGCCCATACCTGTACGCCTCCTACCTCTATACATCCATCACTTTTCCATTCTATCAACCCGTCTTGCCTTACCACGTTGGTAGGCTCAGCCCCTAGCGACAGCAGATTATTTACTATACTACCGCCAAATACGTTTCTTGCTTCTTCTTTCGTCATATCACTATCAGATTTTTAATATTACACTAACTCCAAAGGAAAACATGGACGGACGACCAGCGGGGCCGACCCCACGCCACCACCGCCCCCGTTCTCCCTTGGTTCCCTCCGCATCACCCCATACTTATAAACAATATCTACCCACCAATAACACCATACCCACCATCACTCACAACTGCCTTGCCTTGACGGGAAACTCCTACCACTTGTAAACTTTTACATTTGATTGGAAGATATCCCTTGCTTGAAAGGCGTTTCCCTTGTTTGTTGGTGTTTTTTCTTGTTTGGAAAGGTTTT